GGCTGCTGACAATATGTGAGGCTTGATATGAGCGTTCTGATTCAAAGCTATCTTCACAAGGCCGGTCTTTATCAGTTCAACGGTCTTCATATCATAAAAGAAATGTCAGACAAGGCTTTGGATCTTCTGGCTCCCGAGGATGGACTTGAAGTCGGCAAAAAATCCAAGGTCAAAGGCATGCTTCAGCCCGGTGACTGGTCGCTTCAAAAGATTGAATATCTTGAGGGACCGCACGGTGAGGCTGAATATGAAACCTGCGAGAACTGCAAAAAAAATATTCGATACGTTTGCCATATCATGGGTGATGATTCAAAAGTCGTAGGTCCCGATTGTGCTCTGACTTTGCTTCCCCCTGGAAGTGAAGATGCAAAGGCGGTTGAGGACTATGTTGGCAAGAGAATCAAAAAGAACAAGTTTGTCAAAAATGCGATCAAGCTTTTTGAACTGAGTTCTGAAGTCACTCCCGAGGAAAAGGAATCCTTTGAGAGACTGAAAAAATATTATGACGGGAATGGATGGAAGGATATCAAAGGCGGTTCTGATGTCACTCCACTTTCTCAGTTCAAAGCTTTGAATTTTGCGAAGAACGGCAAATGGCTGACTGAACTTCTTTACAATGGATATAAGGCCGAGGCTTTCAAGTCGGGTATGTCTGGACTTCAGTTTCCAGCTGGCAGACTTGAAAAGGATGCCAAAAACATTTCGACCTATGCTGTTCGCAAATGGTTTGAGAAAATCCTGAATGATCAGGCGTCCCTCAAGGCTTTATCGCAGTCCTTTGAAAAGGTCTGGGAGGAACAGGTGAGCCTTCGGAACAAAAAATATTTCCTTGATGAATCAGGCCGTGGTTTTGTATCGGAGTTTCTTGAAGAGTTCAAAGACCAGCTTGGTGGAACGGAGTCTGTGTTTTGAATGAAGACATCAAAAAAATATGGAATGACGCAAGACAGATGAGCGAAAGCATCGGTGATAATACCGTTGATAACATTGTCGCTGAACTTGCCCGCTGCACTGCGATTGAGATTGACTTGTTCGTCGTCGATCTTCTGAACAAGATGGTTCGGGATTTCGTGCGGAACTATCATCTGCCTTTTTATGAAGACTTTCGAGTCGCTTTCAACCTTGTCCTCAACCGTTATCAGCTGATGAACGGTGATGAGGAAGGGGACCTGTTCAAAAAAATCGAGAATTTTTTTCTCAACATTTTTTCCGAACGCTTCAACTCAGCCGGTCATGAAGTCAGCGATGTGATTGCGCGGAAGTTTGCGGCTCAGATGGTTCAGTTCCTAAAAGCGAACAAGGTCCAGGCCAACGTTGACTTGGCTGTGGATAAAAACAAGGTCTATTATTGACGGGTAAACCCTATGGATCTTGATTTTCAAAATGTCATACAGGTGATTATCGTAGGCTTTCTGGCTGGCCTTCTTGTGTTTCTCATTTCGTTTTTTGGCTATCTTGGATACAGGGCTGGCGAGAGTCTTATAAGTTCGATCTTCGGGGAACCAACAGAAATTTTTGAGGACTGACATGAAATACAAACACCTTGGAACAGACCACTTCTATCGTGAAACCATCGAACTTGCAAGGCTCGTAATGGAAAAGCATCCATCCGATGCCATTGGCACGCATGGTCTTTCAAAATACAAAAAGCCTGCAAAAAGACTTTCCGAGAATGCCGAGAATTATCTGAAGCAGCTGTGCGGTGAATTCATGTCCCATGAGTTTGACGGCATCGACTGGCCTGAAATCAACTTTGCCATGATGCACCGCACTGATGATGTTTACGATGATTGGATTGAGTTTGCGAAGATGAAGGGACTCAACTCGGTCGATCTTCAGGCGGCGGGTTGGGAAATGATCTTTGGCGGTGAGTTCAACTACGTTCCAGCCCTTCAAAAGTTTTACTGATCCGACTGAATTCAAGTTCACTTGAAATTGAGCGAAAATGGCTCCATACTTGTGTAGGTTTTGCGCAAATATGGAGTCCTTCCGTGTCCGACGACTCACCTTTGGATTTCGATGAACAGCTTGAAAATGAGCCAGTTCAGCCTACGGAACTCTTGAACCAAAAGAGAGTCCGCATCAATATATCCGTCAAACCCAGCGTCTATACGGAACTCATGCAGATTGCCCAGGCAGAGGACATGACGCTCAGGGCTTTGGCGCGTATTGCCCTTCAGCAATGGATCAAGAACTACAAAATAAATGGATTGTGAGGATTTCGGGATGGTGTCTTTGGATAAACTGGAACTGGTTCAAAAGGATTTGCCTCAAGCGGCTGACATGAAGATCGGGATGCAGCCATTGGCTGAAGCCGGAAAATCGTCCACAGCGGTTTTATATCTGCCGAGCGGCTATCTCGATGATGAAGGGAAAATTCACACCGAAATCGTGATCCGTGAGATGGACGGTCGGGATGAAGACCTTCTGGCAAACCAGAAAATTCCTGTCTCAAATAGACTGAGCAAAATGGTCGAGAACTGCATCATTTCGATCGGTCCCTATAATCAGAAATCTGAAGGCTGGTCCGATATCGTGAAAGCGCTTCCGGTTGTCGATCGGGTGTGGATTCTGCTTCAGATTCGCGTGCTCACGGTCGGTCCCATCTATGCAGCCAAGGTCCAGTGCCCTAATCCTGAGTGCGGTAAATACAGTCAGCAGAATGCGGACCTGAACGAATTCAAGGTGAGCGGAATCACCGAGCCTGAGAAGCGTTCCTATAGTGGAATTTTGCCAAAGAGCAAAAAAGCCTATGTCTGCAAGGTCATGACGGGCGCTGATGAAGCGAAGCTTTCAAAACTCGCACAGAAAAATTCCGAGGATCTTATCTCGCTCATGATTTCAGCCCGTCTTCTTTCGCTTGACGGCAAACCTGCACCTTCCCTTCAGGAACTGAAATCGCTCTCCCTTATGGATCGCCAGCATCTTCGCAATGAATTCAAAAAGCATGAAGGTGAAATCGAGCGAACCCTGGAATGCACATGCCCGCACTGTGACACTGAGTTCCAGCAGGAAATCGAGTTTGATCATCAAAGTTTTTTCTTCCCTTCGGAAACGTGAAGGCTTTGGAGGATCATGTATTTTTTCTCGGCAATAACCTTCACTGGCAGCCCGATGAAGTCATGAGACTCCCCGTTTCCCGAAGGTATCGGTTTGTCGTCATTCTTTCGAGACAGATTGAGGAACATAATTCCAAGATGAAGAAGGGAAAATAATGAAAGGAATCATTCTCGCGGGTGGAAGTGGAACAAGGCTCTATCCACTCACCATGGCAGTCAGCAAGCAGCTGCTTCCCGTTTACGATAAGCCCATGATCTACTATCCCCTATCAACACTCATGGCAGGGGATATCAGGGATATTCTGATTATCTCGACACCAAACGATATTTCGATGTTCAAAAGACTTTTGAGGGATGGAAGTCAGTTTGGGATCAATATTCAGTATGCGATGCAGCCTTCACCGCGAGGCATTGCTGAAGCGTTTTTGATCGGTGAGAGTTTTATCGGCTGGAACAACGTCACACTCATTTTGGGTGACAATATATTTCATACGCCTTCGCTCAATCTTAAGGACAACGACAGCAAACTGAAAAATGGCTTTGCTGTCAACTATGCCTATCAGGTGAAAGATCCTGAACGCTATGGTGTTGTGAGTTTTGATTCAGATTGCAAACCAAAGACAATCGAGGAAAAACCCAAAAACCCGGCAAGTAATTTTGCAGTCACAGGTCTTTACTCTTATAATTGTGATGTGATTTCAATTGCCCGACACTTAAAGCCTTCAGCGAGAGGCGAACTTGAAATCACTGATATCAACCGAAGATATCTCGAAAGCGGAAATCTTGAGGTTAATATCATCCCGCGCGGCTCGGCTTGGCTCGATACCGGAACGATTGACGCTTTGATTGAAGCTTCAGCTTACGTTCAGGCGATCGAGCATAGGCAAGGACAAAAGATTGCCTGTCCCGAGGAAATAGCTTTCAAAAAAGGCTGGATCAGCCTTTCTGAACTCGAAAGACAGGCAGAGCATCTGGCGAAAACTGAATACGGGAATTATCTTTATCGAATGATAAGCAATCTTTGAAGTCACCATTCAAAATCGTTTTTCTTGTCTTTGGTTTTTTGAGTATCCATTTCTCCTGTTGGCCAATCGGTTTTTTTATCCTCTACTGATTTGTCCCATTTCGTTTCGGTCGGAAGTTTACGGGCGACACCTTCTGGTGCTTCGCTCGGAATTTTCTTTTCCTCATCATAGTTGTAAGCCTTTTCCTTTTCAGCTTTTGGTTCCACTTTTGCCTGCACAGGTTTTGGTTCAGCCTTCGGCTTTGGCTTTTTTCTTTTTGAGTCGGACATATCAAGGTTTTCAAGTTCCCGCCAAATATCTTCGTCGATTTTTGTATCACTCACGGATGGAACATACTTAAATGGCTGTGAGGCTGGTTCCTGCACCTGGAATAGCCGTGCGCATTCAATGAATTTAAGATCAGCATCAAACTCCTTGAACGACTTGTTGTGGCATTCCACAATGTCAGTGAAGCATTTCAGATATTCAGACTTGTTGCTTGTCACCTTGTCGCAAAACTTGAAAGCCAAGTCATCGACTCTTGCCTTGGGTGTGCAGGACATAAATAAAGCCATGGAAAGAAGAACTTTTTTCATAACAAGGGCTCCGGGTTAAAATAAGGTCATAACCGTAAAGGGGAAAAGCACTGTGAAAGAGTATCTGGGTTTGGGAGTGGTCTTTTCCGCGATCGACAAAGGTTTGGCCAAGAGCCTTAAGTTGACTTCGCAAGGTCTGGGTGAAGTCGATGAAAAAATGAAGAAAACAGAAAAAACTGCAGACAATGCAGGCAAAAAGGGTGGAATTTTAAATGGCTTATACGATGGACTCAAACTTCTATCCCTTAGTCAAATTGGCTCAACACTCAATGATATGCAGGAAGCAATGTCGGGTGTCGGCGGCGGTATCGAAGATACATTCAAAAAATTGGACACTTTATCTACCAAAGTCGCACTGACATTTGACGGCAAGCAAGCACAAAATCTAAACAATGCGCTTTTGACAACCATGCGGACCATGGGACTCACCGGGGATGAAACTGAAATCTTCGCTCAGTCCTTTATGGAATTCGGTCGATCCGTTGATGAAGCGACTGCAAGCCTTCCGATGATGGGGAAACTCGTTGGCACATTGGGACTTGATGCGCAAAAGGTCGCTCAGATGTATGGCCAGGGACTCGCAACGTTAAGAGCGACACCTGATGCCCTGACAGGCGTGATGAAGGAAGTTGTGGCCATTCAAAAGGCTTACAAACTTACCGATCAGGTTTCCCAGCTTCCAGAAATCTTTGAAGCTGTTACTAAAAACAGCGCAATGTTTGGAAAGGTGAATGCTCAAACCGCTTTGAATACTGTGCGGTCCATCTCTGGGCTGAGTGCAGTTTTCCAAAAAGTTGGCATGAGTCAGCAAGGTGCCTTGGCTGCAGCAACAGGTTTTGGCGATAAGCTTTCCAGCCTCAAACGCTCTGTGGCTGATATGCGTGCCGGTCTTGAGCCGCTTGACAATGATCTATTCGATGCTGCTCAGGCATTGACACTTATGGGTTTCAGTGGTGAAGATGCTTTCCAAAAAATCTTTGAAGGTGCCGACAATCCCTTGAAGTTGGCTGAAGAACTCAATGGCCAGTTTGCGAAACTATCCCAGGATCAGCAGAATATTGTGTCGGCTCGATTCAGGCGTATCTTCGGTGATGAAGCGACAAATCTTTTGTCCGCTTATGGGGATGAAGCCAAAAAGGCTTTCGATATTGGCAAGGGACCTGAAGTCAAAAAAGCGCCGGATAAGATTTTCGATGAATATACGAAGGGCTTGACAAATACTGTTGCCGTTCAGGAAAAACTTACTGAATCAAGCAAAGCCTATTTTGAAATCATGACAAGCTTTGTCAACAAGGACAAAACGATTGAAGTTCTTCAGGCGCAAAGAAAAGCCTGGGATGGTTTGACAAGTGCGGTGACTGATGCCGATTCAATCTTTGGGAAGTTTCTTGCCAAACTTGATCTATTCAAGAAGACCGGACTTGGTGGATTCATTACGGAACTCGCACCACTCGGGGTTGTGGCTGGACTTCTTGGTGGACTTATATTTCCTCTGGCCAATCTCGTTGGTCTTTTGAAAATTTTTGGGAAGCTTCCACTGAAAATCATTGGTGGATTCTTCAAAGGTTTGTCGGCAACACTTGGAACGACTGGTCTTGGATTCAAAGCGCTGCTGAAACCTGTCATGCTTTTCAAAACAATTGCAGAACATCTTTATGTCTCAATTGGCGTCCGAATGATTGATGCCTTTGCAAAGCTGCAAAAAGGTCTGGCACTTCTGATGAGAATCGGTATCGGTCCCCTTATGACAGCTTTCCGAACATTGGCTGTAGTAATTTCCTTGACGCCGGTTGGTTGGCTTACCGCTGCAATCATCGGACTGGGAGCAGCCCTGGCAGGCATTATCTATTATTGGGACGACATTAAAAAAGCCGCCACAGATCTTTTCAATTACCTTGGTCCGAAGATCATGGAAATGGCTGATGGTCTTGCCTCATGGCTTGGACTTGATGAAGTCTGGAACAAAATGAAAACAGGCTTCGCTGATGTGATCAAATATTTCAGCGAACTTTGGAGCGGCTTTACCAAGTGGGTTTCCGAATCCTTGAGCCTTGGCGGTATTGGGAAAGGTCTTGCCAAATTCCTTGGGTTTGGTTCGGATGATAAGAAAACCGAAACGGCTCCAACTCCTGCTTCCATGGCTTCAACAGAGCAGGCGAGTGTGATTCCGATCAAACAGCAGCCGGGTGTCGCAGCGCTTCCAACCTATACAAGTTTTGCTGATCAAAAAACCGAACAGGTTAACGATCCAAACATTCAGGCGCTGTTGAATGAGATTTCAAAGCTTGGCCAGTTTATAGCTCAGATGGGACAGGCACTTTCCGAGCGTCCTGTTCAGGTGTCGATTGAAGGCGATGTTAAAAAATTCTTTAAAGCTGTCAATCAAGAACAAAAAAATCAGGTCGGTCAACGCATGGCCGGGGGAGCCTTTTAAGTCATGGCATTTGAAATCACAAAAAACAGCTGGCTCAATGTCACCGATCTTTTGATTGCCGAGGATGATTCGGTATCGGGGAGTGTGACATTCTGGGAAACTCCTGATTTTTCTGAAGTCATTCCAAAGTCCGATGATCTTCTGGTTGAAATAGATCAAAGGTATCTTGGAAGACTTGATCTACTGGCTTATGACGTTTATGGGGACTCTGATCTTTGGTGGATCATTGCATTGGCCAATAATATTGAACTCATTCCAACCGATGTCCGGCTTGGAATGACAGTTCGCGTTCCACCAAAAAACTATGTCGATGCTTTCATTGCAGCGGGTGGACAGAAATGACGATTGATTTCAATGGCGGTATTCATGAAGTTGTGCTGTTCAAGGATGGAAGACGTTATGACAAGAGTAATTTTCCAATCCTTTTCAACAGCATTTCCTCAGCTTCAGTCAAGTTTGGAAATGAAAATCTAGGGACCATGGAAGTTCAGATTACTCCATCGCTTGAGGATGGTTTCAAAATCCTTGAGTCAGGTCTTCTTGGTATTGGCCTGACTCAAAAAGGACAGGCACCTGAACTTTTGTCTCAGGATGGCAATACTTCAAGAAGCATCATACCAAAAACAACTGACAGTATTGTCTCTTCACCAAAACCAAATCCACCGGATACCGGAAGTGGAAGTGTCTATCCTGTCCTGGCCATAAGGTTTCTATATCAGGATCAGCTTGATAACGATGGAACAGAGGCTTCGACACCTTGGTATGTTGGCATTTGCAATGTTCCCGATCTTTCCTTGAATGCAACAGAAATGATCATAACAATGAAAGCTGCAAGCCAGGGTATTCAAGCCAGTAAATTCATTGCGACAGCAAGCTTTGAAAACGAAAGTGTTTATAATGCAATTCTTAAAGTCCTTGATCCATTTGGCATTGAGATAACTTTTGATGATGATGATACCAGGACAGAGGAACTTCTTAAGAACAAAACCTATACAGGCATCAGCGCTGAGCCGCCGCTTCTCACTGTCAAAAACATTCTTATGACTGTTGACTGTTACTTCAGTCTTATCAGTGGTGACGGCAAAAATCCGAAGGATGAAATCAGAATCAAATCAAGGCAGTCAGTCAACGAAGGGAAAATTGATTTTACTTTTGTTCTATATAGACAGATTGATCCAGCAAACAACGTGATTCCAATTTACGATTTCAGCCTTCAAAGCAACGGCGCTCTTTTTCTTTCAGGTGGTGCCTTTGGATCAGCGCAAACAGGTATAGATTCCGAAACCAAAGAGAAGATCACGCTTGAGGTTGATGATCAAAGCAATCGAACAAAAGCGCTTTCGGGTAATCAGGCAGGTGCATTCAAGGTCCCCGAGGGGAAAGGGAAGACTTTTGGCGTATCAAATGGGATCAATCCCAGGAGCGATGTCACCATTTCCGGGGATAATATTCCCGTTACGCAATCAGGAACCCTTTCAAACAGGCCGGAAATCGAAGCCAAGGCACTTTCTGATGGGAGCCTTGGTCTTTCCTATCAGATTACCGTTCCAGGGCTTCCACGGCTCAGAGCGATGCGATTGGCTCAGGTGATTATCGGTGATAACATCAAGGGTATAAGTGGGCCTGGACAAATTTACACAGTTACGCACCGCACCGGCAGTGACGGTTGGGTGAGTGAAATCGACTTTAGGCGACAGCCTGGACTTGTTGACGGTGCATCGGTTGACCTGAGAAAGACCGAGCCGACTCCAAGACCGGCGCAAACCAACAGCAAAAAACCGATAGGGATTTAACATGATCATCGCAGGCATTCTTTTTGTCTTGTTTTTGACAACTGTAATGCCTGCTTTTTATCTTGCGTATAAAGAGATGAATGATGAGTGAATTGATCGAACAGCTGATGCATAACGTTCGGACCTTCGGCTTTGAAAAGGTCTTCAAAAGATATTATGGAATCTATCGGGCTCGCGTCACCGACAACAAGGATGAGCAGGAGCGGGGAAGGATTCAGGTTGTTGTGCCTTCTCTTTTTGGGGACAACAACAAACTTCCCGAGTGGGCAATACCAAAGGATTTTCGTGCTGCTTCAAAGGGCAAGGGAGAATTTTATGTTCCTGATGTCGATGATTTTGTCTATATCGAGTTTGAAGCAGGTGATCCAAGGTTTCCCGTCTATTCAGGCGGCTGGTATGGACGTGATGAGGTTGACGCTGACTTTGCCTATCAGGATGGTGAGCCAACCATCAAAGGGTTAAAGACAAAATACGGTCACAGTCTTCGCTTTGATGAGACGGCTGGCAAGGAAAAGATCATCCTGAATACCAAGGCCGGTCATTATCTGATTCTGGATGATACGGCTGACAAGGAAAGTTTTTATCTCATTCATAAAAGCGGCTCCCAACTTCAGATTGATGAAAAGGGAAATGCCAAGATGTTTGTAACAGGCGGCGGTTTTTTAAACCTGTCAGCTGAAACCGGGGAAGTGACATGCACGAGTAAGGACGGCGCATTGGTATCGGTGGAAAAGGGTGTAAAACTTTTTGATTCCACTGGGCAGAACTTTGCGACGATAGATGAGAAGGGTATATTGCTAAACACATCCAAGGACTGTCTTATTCAAGGCAACACTCTAAGCGCAAGTGTTGGAACTGTATCATTGAAGGATACAGCCCAGGCAGGCTTGATTATCAAGAACGGCCAAATAGCTTTAGGAAATTCTGTAGTGGAAGTGTTGGATCAAATTGTGAAAATTTGTGATGCTTTAACCAGTGGTTCGCCGCTAGTAACAACTGGCGTAGGACCGTCTAGCCCTTTACTTCCACCAGCTTTGACGCAGTTAATTTTGGTTAAAACACTAATTACAAGTTTAAAGACAACAATTTCTTGACTTGTATGCGTGCAAATTGTAGTCCAATTGACTTCAGTAAAGTGCGCTACTGTTGCGTCCTGTTTTGTTTGTTTATTGTACTGTAGAGTCCTGTGTTGTTTTCTGTTGTGTTGTAATGGAGCCGATCAACCAGTAATGGTTGGATCGGCTTACTATTTTTGTAATTAAATAAGGTAAAGCAATGAAGATGTTTAAAGTAAAAATAAGAGGATTGACACCACTTCTTCAACACAGAATGCCTGATGAAACTTTGATGTCTCTTTTACTGGGAACAACTGCAAAAAAGAAAACCGCAGTGCAAAAAGAAATTACGCCGCGAGAAATAGCGGAAAAGCATGTTTATCAAACAGAAGATGGTTTATTTTATTTTCCAAGTGCTTATATAACAGGCGCATTTATTTCTGTGGCGTCTGATTACAAACAGAAGCATTCATCACGCAAGAGCATTAAAAGCATCGCTGGTGGAGTTTTTCGACCTTCAAATGAAATTTGTGTATTGATTGATTCAAAATCAAAACCCATGAAAAAGTGGGAAGTTGATATCAAGAAGGGCACAAATCACCAAGCCGGTGCTGTAGCGATTTGTCGGCCACGTTTTGACAATTGGTATTCGGAGTTTGACGTATATGTTGATGACAGTATAATTGAGCCAGAAATAGCGCACCAGATTTTGGAAGACGCAGGAAGACGTGCGGGTATAGGAAGTTTCAGAGTTAATAAGGGCGGGTATTATGGCCAGTTTGAAATCATTTTGTGGAAGGATATTTCCGAAAACAAATAAAGCGGATTTAATATGAAGGAATTTGTCTGGACCTGTGATTACTGTGAAAAGAAAATTTCGGGAACTGAGATTCCAAGAAACTTTTATCAGGTTGAATGCAAGATCAAAACAAGGGAAAAATCCCATGCGTTTGACCTTGCGATGTGCTCTGATTGCTGGGACAAGACGATTGATACGAGTCCGAAGGGCTTATGGAAGAGATTTCTCAAAAAGCTTCATTCAATCCAAAACCTCACATGACACTTCAGCTATTATCCTGATCAGTTCGTTCTTTCCCCAGGAGTTTTTTGTTCCAATTCTTTCAAGAAGTCCTGTCAAAACTCTCTTTGTCAGGATTTTCTTTATTGCTTCCTCAGTGAGGATTTCGTTTTCAGTTTTCACGCTTCAATCCCATGGATAGGCGGGAGCCAGCGCCACAGCTGCATTCGCCGTCATGACCGCTTCACGCACGCGCCTGAGTGCTGCTGTGCGGTCGGCGCAATCGGGGGTATTGTCGATAATGGCCTGAGCAAAATCCAGGGCTGATTTTCGGATTGCCTGATAATGGGGAACCCTGTTCTCATCGTCATGATAAGAAAATATATTCAAAAGATTTTCAGAAGTGACCTTGTTGCTGGGATGATTCATCTGATATTCCTCATATTTATATGGAACTTGACGATACATCAAAATCCTGGTTTTTTCATTCCTCATAACAAAGATTTTCCGCTATTCCCTTGCATATTTTTTCAGGTCGCCAAGCGCAAGGAAATATTGCTTCAGTTTTTTCGATTCTTCCCGACATCACCAGTTCCTTAATCATGTCGGCTTCTGGATCACTGGGAAAATACTTCGATGGACAGTATTTGCAGTAGTGTTTGTGGACGGATTTTGGACGGTCCCTGACTATTGGCGTTTTGATTCTCATATCTCATCCAAAGCCTTCCGGGCTTCATCAAGCTTATTTACCGCTTCCACAAGTGAACCATCATCCTCAAGGTCTTCCCGCACATCCTGCGACCATAGTTCAAACCAGCGATCGTAAGCGTTCACAAAGTTAATAAGCTTTTGAAGATCATCGGCGCGGACTGTGAGAATTTTATGCGGGGTTGTGCTGGTTAAAGTCGGGGAAATTTCGCGTGTGTTTACGCTCAAATCAAAACCCAATCGCTCCAAAACCAATCGCTCCAAAGTCTTCATTCCTTGCCCTGCCTTTTTCTGATATCTGCCACAACTTTGCGAACAGGTTCCCAATTGCCTTTGGCTCTTGCCTCATCAAGTCCACAGCCAAGAACGATGAAGGCGATTTCATCATTGCCTGCGAGGATTTCCTTGACAGGTGGTCCAAGATCATCAGGAGCAAATCCAATTTCTGCAAGGGTTACAGAGATGGTGACGGCAATCTTTTCCCTTAAAAGTCCAATCAAATGATCCTGTTCATGCTGCTTATTTTGCATTCATTACATCCTTCTGCGCTTTTTCAACAAGAGCTTCGGTCTTTTTCTTCAAATCATCAATATCGTTGGGATCAAAATATTCAATATATTTAGCAACACGCTTCACATTTTCGCAAAGCTGCTGGCCTTTATGGCAAAGGATATAGATCGGTTTATCCTTAAGTATGGCAAGTCCAAACTGCATGACAGCGACAGGATCTTTTTGGTATTCGCTTGTGTAAAGGCTTAAAAAAATGGCAGAGCTATCAATCGACTTTTGATTTCTATGCAGCGAGTCAGAGAGCCATTTCTTTTCTTCGTCATTGAGTTCCATGCGTTGTCATTCCTATGGTTGTGTGTCCAACCAGAGTTAAAACAAATTCATGAAAAATGCTTCGATAAATTTTTTGTATGGAGAAAATTCAGGAGTGATGAAAAGGGGTTTGGTGGAGGGAGCCACCATAGTTTAGCATACTACCGCTCCCCCCGGTGTCGAAAGAAGAAATACCCATTCTTCCCCCGAGATAGTTTTGTCAGCTTTGCTTCGGACTCTTTGAATAATAAGGATTGGCTGCTGAAATTCCCGCTTTGCCGTCTAAGCTACCAGCCCTCACAGAGTTTGATCTTTGCAAACGCTCTGAGGGCCGGGCAGGAATCGAACCTGCGTCAAGAACCATAAATCCCTACATTCTCTGATTCATCCTTTTCACTGACTTCAGTCTGTGTCCTCAAAAAGCTGCATGCATCGGTTGGCACCTTTGCCTCAGACTCAATTTGAAACTGACACTGAAACTAGGACAGGTTTATCTATCAGGAACCCGGCTGCGATTCAACCGCGACTCCATCATTGAGGAATGAAAAAAGAGCATCAGCAAGCTGGACGTTTGGAACCTCAACCTCGTTGGCTTTCGATCTTGCTTTCTTGACAGCTGTGATCAAAACGTCGATCCGTTCAAGAAGGCGCGATTTTTCTGCAGGGCTCATCTTCCCGCTTGATTTTCTGACTGTCCAGCTACCGATTGTCTCGTCGATCATGATCATTTGCGTTTGAGCAGGGTGCTCGGGTGTCGCAGGATAAAGAACGATCGGCTTTGGAATCTTGGCCGTCTTCGTTGTGACCTGATCATCAGAGATGAAGGTGTCAACGTTCTGCAAATCCTGGGACCACTTTTCATCTGGCTCAAGGGTTGGAATGGCCAGATACATCTGCTTTAGATGCTTGAGACGTGATTCAAGGTTAAGGAGCATCGTTGCCGGAACATCGCGGGCAATCGTAATGCCGTTGATAACAAGATCATGTTTTGCAAGCTGGTTGGCTGCTTCTTTTTGATAGGTCAAATCAATAAGACGCTTCACATACGTCTCAGTGTGGATCAGCTTTTTTTTGACCGTGGTCACAAGCGGTTTATTTTCAGGTGGAAAGACTTCTCCATCCTCGTTTTTTGGCCGATAGGTCCGCGACAGACCTTGGAAGTGCTCGGCTTTTTTTGAAAAGACGTTGATGGTTTCGTTCAGCACCGCTTCCGATGATGATTTGACATCCGGCTCGACTGCCAGAATCTCATGCAATTTACCCATAAGCAAAATACCTCAAGAGAATGAAACTGAAAATGAAGTGAGAAGTGTTTTCCCGGATGTGTTTTTGTCACGACTCGGGAGGGGTATGCAATCGAAACGATTCCGTTTCGTCCTCGGAAGAGTCAAAATGCTCGGCCAAAAGTTAGTGCTTTATAGTGTGTCATTGCTGCGAAAGCCTTGACCTATAAAGCATTGATAAATTTGGTTTTTTTTTGTTGAAGAGATAAGGCGGGGAATTTACTGTGAGTGGGTTGAATTGATGGTCGAATTAGCTTTCAAGTTTGGCGACTAGGGCTAACCCGACACTTTCAAAATCAACATCAGATACCTCGGGAACAGAAGAAAGAATTCAGAAACAACCACTAAACAGAAAGGAGAACAAAACTAAGCGGAGAACTCACCCTACATGACTTGTCCTTTGTAGTGCTTCGCACTTCAACGGACCGGGGTTCATTACGTTCGGGCTTTATGGTTTCGGTGATCAATCGAACCAGACTGCCAAAACAGAACCTTTGTCTTTAACAGCCTCGAAAAACTTCGAGGGGGTTCCTAGTTCATAAGTCCAAATTGGACTAGACCTTCATGACTTAGTTCGCCGTTCCTTTTTGACTGAGTTCGCCGAGATAACCGAACTGAGCCAAGCAGGAACTTCAAACCAACGAATTTTTTTTACGAGATCGGATTTGATAACGCAACAAAAAATGGACATGACACCAGAATTCCGCTTGAAAAAGTGGAACATCATGGACAATGGCATGCCAGAATTTTCACGGACAGCTGATGCAAGTCAGGCAATGTTCATCAGTACGTGCTCTTATGTCAACGGAAATGCTCATGATTGTGGCGTCATTTCGTTCGACATTGATTTTAAAGGCACCGATCCCAGGTTTATTGATGTGAAAAAAGGTCCCAGTGGAAAAAAACCGCGCGTCATTTCCAAGCTGGTCCTAAAAGGCATCAAGCGTCACTATCCCGAACTGCGTAATTATATCTCACACACCACAATGTCTCGCAATGACGGTCTGTCACTTGTGATTAAGTTTCCGCCGTTTTTGGTCGCTGATAAATTGATGTCTGATTGGTTCAAAGGTCTTCAGCAAAAGCTGGGCGACATGCTGATTGCCATTGGACTTGGAGTGGATAAGAACGCTTATGGGATAGAGCGGGACATTCCAAACTTTATAAATCGTGATGCAAAAGCTTACACCAATCAACGCCGCCTTGAAAAACCTCGCATGATCCAAAGAAAAGACGGTGATGGAAATCCAATTAGAAACGTGCTCAAAGAGTTGTCTGCTATTGTGCAAAGATACAAGCATGTTTGGGATCGCGCAAAGAAAAAACATCTTGATGAATATTTGTATCCCGACATGCGCGTGGAAAAAAAACTGGCGCATTATTATCTGAGCACTGAACTCAAATTCACTTACACAAGTCAAAAAGAAATGGCCAAAGCATTCGGGGTAAGTATTAGCACCATTCGCAAGATGCTTAAAAATCCAGCTTTGAAAAAATGGTTGAATGTTGAGCATGACTTTAATGGCTATCATGTGAGCCGCAGACACGATGCCAAGCTTTTTCAAAGAGCCAAAGCCATAGTGGAAGGTCGGGCTGATAATCCTTGGAGTCTCAAGGATGCCTCAGAGGTTATGGACGGTGAGCGGAATAACTATATTTATCGAGTAGCTGTCATTTTGCGGGACAACCTATTCAAAGAAAATCATGCGATCAGGTTGATAGGGCTTCTCTGTCAAAAGCTGGCAGGCAAGGAAACCTCCAAAAACGTGAGACGCATTCATGACATCGTAGGCTCCATCTACAAAAATCCCCGCCAAGGCAAAAAGAAATCCACAGACCTGATTCCTGGTTTCCAGGAAGTCCAAAACGCCGCCGATAAAGCAGGTGTTACAATTTTGGGGAACGGTATATGGGGGCTTGAGGGGGGAGAAGCTGAAATTTCAATAAGAGCAGAATCTGAGAAATCTGAAAAATCCCAGAATGCTCAGATCATCAATCTTGATGATTATAAAACCTCAAAAAATTCTAACTCTGTCAAAAACTCACAAACCTTGTCTGATCAAGTTTCCAAACCATCAAAACATCAAAATCAATTTTTTGGACCTGTCACTGACCAGCATTTTGAAATGCTGAACCCAAAACCATTTAAATCATGGCATGAAGGCAAAAGATGCTTTAATGATGTTGCTGATTATCAGCAAAAAAAATTGGTCAAACACATTCATGACAGCTTTTTAAAACCCTTGATTGACTCCATTACTCATGAAAGTTCGCATTGCTATATACAGGGAAAACATCAAACAACTGCTGATGCAGAAAAATCAAAGAACGCTTCGCGTTACAATCACAGTCTGAGTTTTGACATTCAGGATTATTTCCCTTCAATTGATCAAACCATTCTTCAGGATCAACTTGAGTCAATACTGCCGAAGCAAAAGGCTCAAAAAATTATGGACTATGTAAAACAGGGATCAGTTATTAACGGGGAATTTTTTGAAAGATTGAATGGAATCCCCCAAGGATTCAGCTGGTCAAACAAACTTTCCACGCTTTACCTGATTGAGTTTGATAACCAGTTGACTAAAGAAGGTTGGGATTTTGTTCGCTTGTCGGATGACTACACTATCTATGGTGATGATCAGGCGGCTCTGATTAAAAAATTCCGTGAAATCCAGACGTGGTTATGGAATAACCGTAAACTGAGGATCAAACGCAGCAAAACTGAATTTGACGGAAAACCAGTCAACGAAGCTTCCTTCTTTGTCAATTTTGACTGAATTAAAGATTCTCAACATAAAGTGAACTTAAGTTCAGTTGAGGGCTATTTATGAAAGTTCTGGTAACAGGCGGCTATGGTTTTATCGGCTCTGCACTTGTAAGAACACTTTTGGCCGAAGGCCATGAGGTTCATGTTGTTGATAAACTCACCTATGCAGCCGACCTTCATAATCTTCCGAGCGATCCCTTCATTAAACCGCACTACCTTGATATCTGTGATCACGATGAAATCATGAAGATCATGAAGCATGAAAACATCATCCAGGTCTATCACCTTGCGGCTGAAAGCCATGTCGATCGCAGCATTGATTCCCCAAAAAAGTTTTTTGAGACAAACGTCATGGGAACATTTTCCATGGCTGAAGCTTTTAGAAAGCACTATCCAACCTTGAGTCCTGATGATAAGAAAAAAGCAAATTTCATTCATGTCTCAACCGATGAAGTCTTTGGTGAGACTAGCGTTGATGGTCCCATGTTTGATGCTGACTCCCCATATAAACCAAGAAGTCCCTATGCTGCAAGCAAGGCTGGATCGGATCATTTGATTTCGAGCTACCGCACCACCTATGACCTTCCCATGGTGATTACAAACTCATGTAACAACTATGGTCCACGGCAAAATCCTGAAAAGCTTATTCCCAAAATCATCACACTGACTATGGATCGTGAGCCTGTTCCCGTTTATGGCAATGGCCTTCAGGTGCGCCAATGGATTTATGTCGATGATCATGCTGATGCGCTTTTATGGATTGGCAGCAATATGCGATCGGGGAACTTCATGATTGGCGGGGATTCGATACTGAGAAACCTTGATGTCATTACAGCCATAGCGGAAGCCTGGGACCGGCCAATTGACTGGCAGTTTGTTGAGGACCGACCGGCTCATGACAAGTGCTATAAGGTTGACGATAGTCTCATTCGATCCTATGGTTGGAAGCCGCAGGTGTCGCTCGATGAAGGGCTGAAGAGAACTATTCACTTTTATGAGCAGAAAAAACTTTTGTCAGGATATTGATCATGGCTCGTTATGTAAAAAAGCCGATTGTGATTGATGCTGATCAATGGAATCCATCTGACATCTATTGTGTTGAACGAGCACTGATGATTCCTGGAACCAGTCTGTGTGGTGATCAGCTTTTGATTGAAACTCTTGAAGGGACAATGTCTGCATCGCCTGGGGACTGGATCATTCGGGGGACTTCAGGTGAATATTATCCCTGCAAGGATGATATCTTCAGACACATCTATAGTCCTTTTGAGGAAAATTCTTCTGATGAAAAAAGCTATATCGTTACTGAAGAGAAGTTGAGAAATTTGATCAGTAAATACGATCAGCTTACATCGTGTGCGAATGTCGTGAATTATATGGATGATAAAAAGGAATACGAAAAAGCTTATTGGGATTGCCGTGCGGTTGAATATATGGAAAAACCAACATGATGATCCTATCACCTGAAATGTTTGAGCTATATTCGAGGGAAGTCATGAAGGATCTTGTTCCAATTCCAGATGGTCAACTGAGAGTAATGCATTATCCTCAAATTCCTTGTAAGGGTTTTGAGCTAAGGGTTACAACCATTGCAGATGCAAAGACTATCGCGGAAATCCTGGCGACTTATGATCTTTTTCTTTTGGATCAAAAACATCGTTCTGATTTTTACAATATGACAAGCATTCAGGTTTGGGATACTGATTGTCCTGATGATGATGGTTCATGCTGGATCGACCTTGATGAGTCTGAACAATTGGAAGTTCAAAAGTGCGGTGGTTATGCCGAATACAAAAAGCAGTACGGACATTCTTCGTGAGATTCTTCCACTTCCCTATCGCATCGTTGTGGATGGTGAACCATGTGTTGTCATAAGAAAATCAGAGTTTGATCTTTTGCTGACAGCCCTCGATGAAAAATTTTCATCGGCAGATTCCCTGGATAAGCTTTCCGGTATGATGCGGAAAGCTGTTTGCATCAGAAGAGTAAAGGCAAAAAAAGCATGGCCGCAAAAGCCGTAAAATCCTGGATCGACACCTATGAGCCGGGAATTCAAAAGCACTACGATAAGCTTGGTCAAGGTCTGCCTGACAAGATTGAGGACTTTTGGAAAAACTGGGTGAATGACAATGCCACAGGTCTTGAATGTCTTCCCCCTTTTGCAACAAAGGCCACACTCCTTGCAGATAATTTTCAGCTGTCGCTTCCCCCGACCGGAACGGCTCCTGTGATTGCCATGCTTATGGCCAATGCCTGGAAGGGGTATATGGAAAAAATTCAGTATCCTCCACCACCGCCTTCCCCGCCTTTTTCAGTCATAACCCTTGCAGCACCATCAAAGCTTGGTCTTGCGACTGCCTATGCAGCGCTTTTATCAGGACTGATTGCAGAGATGAGCGTGATTCCACCTGATCCTGCGAGTGCCTTCAAGCTTAAGGCGACATCGTTTGGAACTCTTTTTTATACGGCAACAACCACAGTTGGAGTTGAGTTAACCGGGCTCTCTTTAAGCGTTCCCCCGGCACCGCTTTTTTTGCCATTGGTTCCGACCATTTAAAATTTACCATCATTTCAATTACTTACATGGCTTTTCTGGCTCAAGTTTTTTTGCTATAGTGCCGATGAAAGTCATGTCAGGCTTTTGATTGGCGGGGTAATCCTTTGAATTTAAAAACAAAAACTTACTTGGTTGAAATGGCCTTCGATCGCAACGGCTGGAAAAATCGCTTTTTGGAATATACGCATGGTGCGGCTTATGAATATTTTTTGGCAAGACTCTTTGAACTGAACGGTCAAACGAAATGGGTTGAGCATAAATTCAATGAAGTTGAAAGACTTCTCGATCAGATGCAAATCCACTTTAACGATGCCAAAATCAAAGGCAAATGGGACCGAGCGAAAGCAGCAAAGGAAGTCCTGAGTGATCTTTATCAGGCTCAGTCCGGTTATGGTCTTCGGGCAAATAATGCTTACAAGGGACGCTACTTTTCAGGTGCAAATTTTTCTGTGCCTTATGATGAAAAACTTTCGGCATTGGTTTGGAAGGAATTCAAGCAAAAGCTTGATGATGCTTTGGAGTTTGAGACATGAGAGTCAAACGACATGAAGATGAACATGACTGGCTTGAAAGCACAGCGGAGTTTGTCAAAAATTTAAATCTACCCGAACTTGCTGAAGCTGGGCTTTATGAATATTTGGTTGAAATGGGAAATTCAGAGCGCAAAGGTTTGGAATCGCAGGTAGTCAGACTTATCATGCATCTTTTGAAGTTTCGTTATCAACCAGCCATGGCAAGCAATTCATGGAAAATTTCATGTGTTAATGCCAGACAGGAAATTCGGCGAACTCTTAAACATTCACCATCGCTGCAGCGATATCTTTTGGAACTGTTGTCGGATGATGATGTTTACGAGGATGCCAGGGAAGCGGCTGAAGAAGAGACTTCAGTTAAGATGCCTCGTTCAAATCCATTTAAACCCGAAGAGATAATGGATAAGAGTTTTTTTGGATAGACAGCATTTTTCAAGAGTAATAGGCTGGTTATTCACTATGAGTGAGTTGACCAATGCCAGCCCTGGTTGTGGAAATTATTGCCACTCAAAACGGCAATGAAGTGTTTACGCAGGAATATAGGGTTCCTTTACCTGAACTTTCTGTTCCCATTCCATCGCTTCCCTCACTTCCCAGTCTTCCTTCGCTTCCAAGTCTGCCTGAACTATCAGCACCTGATATTCCGGCGTTCGCAGGCGGCGGGGGACCATCGGCAGGCATAACCCTGCCTTCGCTCCCATCGCTTTCGATTTCCATTCCAAGTCCATCTCTTCCGGCTTTGCCGGAATTGCCGTCTCTTCCTAAGCTACCAAGCATATCGCTTCCTGATATTCCTGCTGTAGCCTCTGGACCGTCCGGTTCACTCGGTCTTCCCTCACTTCCTTCCCTTTCCATTTCTGTTCCTGTCCCATCTCTGCCTTCACTTCCGAGCCTTCCCGAGCCGCCAGCCATTCCATTGCCGTCCTTTCCTTCCATCTATGATGTTTCGATTTCATCGCGGGTTGAGTAGATCTTGCGCTAAAATAGTGTTCATAGAGTGCAGAATCGGTCCATACCGGGGGAAATTTCTGTGGCGGCTGAGAGTAGACCGAGTAACCAGCGTCCATCCGATCAGAAACTGATCGGCATTGCTTTCCCGTTTCAAAAAAAGAATGGGAAGTTTCCGTATACGCTTACCGATGCTCAGCTTGTCAAAAATGACATCATCATGCTGTTCAACACGCCGCTTGGATCGCGGGTGATGCGTCCCAACATTGGCTCCGATGCTGAAAGTTTTGTTTTTGAGTCGCAGGGGGATTTGCTGCAGGCTCAGCTAAGGCGCTCGATCCGGCAAACGATTTTAAACTCTGGCATTTCAGTCAACATTCTTTCCATCAGCTTTACTGAAAACGAAACCGAGTTGACGGCTGATATCCAGTACGAAATTTATGGTGTCAGGGACAACCTTAGCGTCACTGTGGCGGAAAATACCGAATTTTGAAAAGTGAACTTGAATTCACTCGATAGGTGGAAGCGTGAGCAGTCTTAACAAAGTCAATTATGTTGATCAGGATTTTACAACCGCACTGACTCAGGTGCGAAATTATCTTGCAACAAACTATCCGAATGAATATAACGATTATCTCGCTTCCAACCTCGGAACCGCTCTTTTAGATATCATCGCCTATGCTGAACAAAACCTTCTTTGGTATCTGAACCGAAAAGTCACCGACCTATACTTTCCGACAGCTGTCACGCCAAAGTCCATATCCAAACTGGCAAGATTGCTGGGATACAAATCGCGCGGTGCGACCAGCGCTGAAGCTTCGGTGACTTTGAACTTCCCGGACGCTCCCTATACCTTTCCCGTTCAAATCAATCGCGGCTTTCAATGGCAGGGACCAAACAACACGGTCTGGGAATATCGAGGCAACGTCACACTCGTTCTGCAGCCGGGACAAACTTCGATCGGCAACGTGGTCCTCTCGCAAGGTGCGACCACGATCAATAACTTTGTGTCCGATGGAACGAACAACCAGTTCTTTGAACTCCTGTCCGTTCCGCAGGGCAAGTTCGTCGATAAAAATTCCGTGGTTGTGACGATTGATGGTGAGGAATGGACTGAGCAGCCTGTCATTCCATTCTCAACTGAGAACAACTTTGAGACAAACCTTCTGGCCTTTCCACCTGTCGTGCGGTTTGGCGATGGTGTGCAGGGAAATATTCCTCCCGTTGGAGCGGGGATTCAGGTCACTTATGTCATCTCTGATGGATTTTTGGGAAGGATTACCAGTCAGAGCATTGGTGATCCCGTCGTTGGCCTTGTTGCACAGTTTCAGGATATCCCTGTTACGGTGGATCAGCCGCTGCCAAGTGTTGGCGGTGAAGATCCCGAGGATATCCGAAGCATCACGGTCAACGCTCCCAAGTTCCAAAGGGTTCAGGATCGGGCAATCACGAAGGATGATTACGACTATCTTTCCAACGGCTTTGATAATGTTGCCAAAGCCGATGCTCAGATTGTGCGTGGCGTCTCAGGTGACTTTCAAACCCTTTTCTATCTCGACTCGATTTCATCCACTGTTCAAAGTGCCGTGACAGGTGCCTTCTCGTTGACTGAATCCTATGTCGATGATTTGAACCTAGCCGTGTCGGGCATCGTTTCATCCACGCTTCAGTGCGGTGAAAGTTTGATCGTTGATCTTCTCCCGATCACATCGGCTATATCCGGCTCTGTCGATCAGATTGAAACGGATACGAATGATGCGATTGAAACGGCAAAAACCAATTCCGATGTCTTTTATGCGACCGTGGAATCCAAACTCTATGATGTCGATGAAACATCGCTTCTTCTCATAGATGAAATCACAACGGTCTTTGATGTAAAAAATACCAGTATCGAAAGCTATCTGACTGCAATATCGGGAGCCGCAACAGGGACATCAGGAGCCTCAACCATTGCGGCCAACATTACCCTGATCCGAAACAAGCTGACCGACATGCGCTCGACTCTGCAGGCGACCGCCACAACATCCCAGGCAACAATTGATGGTTTGACTGATGAAACCATTACGGCGGTTGATGGAATCATGACCGAAATCACCTCCCTTTCCGGCGTGATTCAGGCGGCTGTGGCCAACGATCAAACCCAGATTGCCATTGATCTTGGACAAATCATTGATACCGTATCGGGAGCCGCTTCAGGCTTTTATGGAACCGTATCGGGATATCTTCAGACCATTGATGAATCGGTTTCCGGCATCAACCTTCTTTACTATCAGGCGACCAGCGGACTCTTTCAAAGTGTTGAGGCTGATGTTCAAGGTCTTTATGCTCACCTTGACGAGCATCTTTCCGATTCCTGTATGGCCAACCTTGTTCAGGTCAAGGTTCTCGGCAAGGACAGCAACAGAAAATACGTGGCTCCCCTTCAGGATACGCTCGATGAACTCAAAGCCTATCTTGAAGCACGAAAGGACATCGTTCATACGATATCCTGTGTGGAAGGAACGGCTGATGTGATCAACGTCAATATCACGATAGACGTAAAGGTCAATGAAAACGCGGTTGAGGATGATGTGCTTCAGTCGGTGCGTGATGCTCTTGAAAAATCTGATGTTCAGCCGTTTGGTATTCTGGTTGAACGTGCTTTCAACAAGCCGCTTTACATCTGGGAAATTGATGGAGCAATCCGTGATCGTGTAACGGAAGGTCATATTGATTATCTCAACATCAAGATCATTGGACCGGCTGAGTATCTTGATACGGCAGGGAACCTGATCAGTCCAAGTGGTTCCGTTCTTCAGGCAGGAACGATTACGGTGACGGCTCTGCCACGATTTGTTTAAGGTGAAAAGGATTTCCAATGAGTATCGTTACGGCTATCCCAACTCAGTTTTTGAAATTCCCAATCCCAGGTGAGGACAGCGATCCCTACTATGATCAGTTTGTCGAATTGATGAGCGTGGTGGAGAACTGGTCCTATATGAATGCGCTGATCAGAAATATTTTTCTGAGTGGCGGGGGAACATTCACATGGGATGGAGTGAATGGGATTTTGCAGTGGACCGATGATTTTGCGGTGCCAATCTTTTTTTGGGGAAAAAGACTTCTCCTTCGCTATGGACCTGACAACGCTTCGAGAAATTTTCAGCTACAGAATGGACAGGCCGCAATCATTGAAATTCCGTATGTGATTGGAACCGATACGGTCCTGAATTTTTCAGTCGTCTCGCAGCTTGATCAGACAAAACCCAATCAGTGGGTTGTCGGCTGGCGTGATGGAAGTTCGCTTTGGCTTCATACTCTTGGTCAAATCACCTGAAAGAATTATAAATGGTCACAAGACGAACAGGCTCAGGCTTCGGGCATACTCCTTTCGGAAGACGTTTCGGCAAAACCAACTATGGCCAGGACGTTATTCGGAACAATTTGCCTGAGTCGTATCTTCTTGATGAAGACGGAAATGAAAATCAGCTGATTGCCCACTATCTCATGACGATTGAGGATAGTGTTGATCGGGTAAAAGCAGAAATTGATATCCTGGATCAGCAGATTGATTTTACTCAGGTTCGCGCCGATCTTTTGGAATACCTTGGTTCAACCATTGATGTCACAATTGATGATTCCGAGCCGGAAGAGTTTCAAAGATCGCTCGTTGGAAATGCGATTCAGTATTATCAAATCAAGGGAACCGGGCAGGCTTATCAGATACGGGGAAAAATTTCCGGCTTCAATGTCACGGTTGATAACCTTTACAAGATTGCCGATGATCTTGTCTCAGCCTTCCCTTCCGATGAACTCTTTGAAGTTCCCCCTGGATCGGGCATCTATTTCACTATCCTTCCCCCTGGAAGTGTATCGGGAACGCCGACCGAACTTTCCTGTGATTATTGCCTGACAGCCTTCATCAAGCTTAACTTTGAAGTGGTCAAGGCTCAGCCGCCAGCTGTTGTAGGTGAAGGAAACTTTTTTGATCGACTTACCTTCAAGCTGCGTGAAATCATTCCGATTCATGTCAGGGATGTGCTCTTTGAACTTACAAGCACAATCATCGTTGATAACAACGATCAGATTGTTCTTGTCTCGGCTGTTGAAACCAGTTTCAATCCTGTTCCCTTTTTCTATCGCTTTGATAACTTTTCTGCCGACTCTGTTCCCTGCGATTGGCACGGTGCGGTTTCCGGTTTGGTTCAAACTGAGTTGGTATAGAGGAATCCAAAAAATATGGCTGACGCAATACTCACAGGAATCATCACAAACAAAGGCAGGGAAACCTTTGCCAAGGCGTTTGGACGAATCGGAACAGGTGTCGAAAGTTATGCCTTCAAATTCAAATATGGTGAGGGTGGATTCATTCAAACCATAAATGGCAAAATACCTAAAGATCCTTCCGATGGAGTTGACCTGCTCGATGTTGAAGCTGCTTCCGATCCGAACCTTTTTGTTTACACAAAAAACTTCGTGGTCACTGATTTGACGTTTTTTGCACCGTCCACCATGCAGTGTCGATGTCGGCTTGTCGAACTTGAGGCCAACGATAATGGATTTGGGGATAATCCCGGATTTTTTGAACTCGGAATTTTTGACAACAATGATAACCTAATGGCCTATACAACTTTTGCGGAACAAACAAAAACAAGTAACAAAATTATCACCAATTTTGTTCAAATCGTTTTCTAAAGCAGCAGGGAATATATGGCTAGCATAACAACACAAACTCTGCTTCCGTCCTTCGTCAAGATGAGGTGGAACGAGCCGTATGTCTCGGCTGGTTTAAACCGTAAAACGTTTAAGAATACTCCGCGCGGTGTTTATTCAGGTTTTGTTGTCAAACCCGGTCCCGGTGCTTTTGACATTACGATTGCGCACGATGATCCTGAAGGCTATGGCATCGTATCGGGGTTTGCGGGTGGAAATTTTGATACAGCCTCGGGCTGGTCTGTGGCTGTGCATGAAAGTCTGATCGGCTTCAATACCACGGTCGCAATCCTTTCAAGTGAAACCACCAATTTCACATTCGATCTTTCGGGTGTGAAGGGCCAAACGGTTTACGCTGCACTCCATGTCGATTACAAAAGTGGACTTGATACTGTTGCCTCAATTCAAATCATTGAGGCATCCGATCTTGAGGCTGATCCGACACTGATCAACCTTGCAAGAATTGATGTTCCACTGGTTGGCTCCATTTCGACAGCCAACATTGTCTATGATGATCCAAGCTATCCTCGCGTTCTGCCGTTTGCCACGCCGTATAAATTCGGCTTCATGGATAAGTTTCAGGCTCAGATTCTTGAGGAACTGCAGTCGGTATCGAGCGCACCTGCCTTTTTCTATGAAACGGTTGTAACAGTTGACGGTCCCCAGACCGTAAGTCTTCCCCCGCTTGCCATATACACGGTTGGAGCCGATGACCTATGGGTTCATCGCAATGGCCGCCTTATGGGGGTTGGCCGTGACTATGATGAAGTCGATCGTGGCGATGGATATGGTGAGGAAGTCGATTTCATATCGAGCCTTGTGGCAGGCGACATCATCACCTTCCGCATTCAAAAGTATGCAGCAAGCCTGACATCAAAGACCAAGGTTTTGGATGAAGGCGCTTTGATCAGTGACAACGTGGTCTTCATGAATTTTTCAGGTGCCGGGGTTTCCGTGCAGCCTGATGGACCTTCGCGTGTCAAGATTGTCATTCCCGGTGGTGGAGCCTCGGCAGGCATAAGAACCAAGACGAACAATACGGGTTCATCGCTTGCCGTCTATCGTGCGGTCACTCTTTTGTCCGACAACACCATCAAATATTTTGATCCGACTGTTTCAGGTGAGTCACTTTATGGAGTCACCATCCAGACCATACCCGATGCCTCGCCTGGGGACGTGCAGGTTCTTGGAGTAATTGTCGGTGCAGCCGCAGGTGTCAGTGGTGCTATAATTGGCCAGGATTGCTATGTGTCCCATGCAGGTGATGGATCGCTTACGACGATTCCCCCTGATCCTTTGTCCGGTCAGGTTGTGCGGCTTGGCATCTTTGAAGGTGACAACACCATCGTCACATCGACTGCGACCGATATCCTGATCGACAAAGAGAGGATAGCCTAATGAGTCAAAATCTTCTCAAACTTCAAATAGTCAACGGTCGGGCTCGGACATCAGTCGTCGATGAGGACAACGATGGTTTTCGCTTCAAGGAAATAACCATCGGAAGCGTGACGCTTACCGAAGAGGTTGTTTCAGGTCTATCCTATGACTTGGTTCAGACCGTATCAGGTGATCTTCAGACTCAAATCGACAATCTTGCCCTGGATCAGCAGGGTGTATCGGGAAATCTTCAGCTGCAAATTGATCAGCTGTCGGGCGCTATCGACAGCATTCTCTCCAACAATCCCGATCAGTATATTGAAACCGTTGCTGAGGTTTCCGGTCAGACCATCTTCGATATTCCCTTCACCTTCGATCCTCTTTCAACCGTTCTCGATGTTGAAGTCTTCATCAATGGAAGACGTTATCCCCAGTGTACGGTTGGCGATTTTTCGACGGGAAATTTCCGCAAAAATTCATCGACTCAAATTGAACTCGATGCGACGATTCCCTACAACGCACAGTTTGTAATCTGGAAGCAAGGCACGGCAACAGGCGGCGGTGGTGGTGGAAGCACTGATCTTGATAACATCGACACCAATCCCAAACCCGCTGTGGCTGGCGGCTATAGCCTTGGAACGATATCAAGACCATGGTCCGGTCTTTATCTGAAGGATACCGTGACAAGTCAGGTGTGGCTGCTTCAGGTTGTAAGCGGAGCCTTTGAAGTGATTGAGGTGCCGTAAATGGGCTATGCAATCATCAAAACCAAAGCTGTTGAGTTTGAGCCGATCAATCCCAATGATGCAAGGCCAAACTCAATCTATGTTGATACCTTGAACGCCAATACCTTCAGTAATAAAAATGATGAAGGAACCAATCAGACTGTTGCTGCAGCGCCGGACAGTTTCGCCAAGCAGGCAAAGAACATGACAGGCGTTACGATTCCAGCCATGACGCCAATCTCACGCGCGGGGGATGGAACGATTGTCCCGGCTGATTCGGATGCAGCCCAAGGCCAGCGTCCCATTGGTGTCACGATGGAAGCTATTTTGCACAACAGTTTTGGATTAATTGGGCTTGTCGGAAAAAACATCACAGGCGCACTGACTTCCTATTCCTTCTCGCCTGGACAGGATCTTTATGTGAGTGAGACAGGCGGTTACACGGCTGATGGAAACTCATTTTCCGGTGACAACGATTCATTGATTCTCATCGGAATTGCCGATTGCGCTGATGGTGATGCTTCCGCTTCGGCTCCTGATCTTATTCTTTTGAGACAGATTCTGGTCAGACCATAGTTTTTTGAATTTGGTATTTTTGAATTTTTGTTTTGAGCCGCAGTTTTTAGAAACAAAAAATAGGAAAGCGAAACATGGCAAATTCAAGAAAGTATTTGGTCCTTGAAAATGGCCAGTATAAGGTTCGTGAGTCTTCAACCGACCAGATTATCTTTGATTCGGTGATGATTGGCGGCGTGTCCGGTGTTGAAATCACCGAGAACCTTGGCAATCTCGACTTTGAGGGAGCCATAATTCAAAACATCGGCGAGCCTTCCAGCGGTTCCGATGCTACAACCAAGTCCTATGTTGATGGACAGATTGAACTTGTTTCGGCTGGCTTTGATCCCAAAGCTTCGGTTGACTATGCAACGACTGCTGCACTTCCTGCAGTAACCTATAACAACGGAACGGGTGGTGTTGGTGCAACGCTGACAGCTGATGCCAACGGCGCTCTCTCGGTCGATGGTGCATCGCCTTCTGTTGGGCAGCGTATCCTTGTCAAAAATCAGGTCGCTGGTCTTCAAAACGGTATTTACGATGTGACCGCAGCAGGTGATGGAAGCAATCCCTTTGTCCTGACTCGTTCCTCGGACTTTGATAACTCCCCGGCTGGTGAAGTGACCAAAGGCGCAAGAACGCTTGTCACAACGGGCACAGCCAATGCTGGTTATGCTTTCTTCCTTACAACAGCAGGCACAATCACAATCGGCACCACTGCACTTTCGTTTAGTCCTGCCGGTGCTTCGATCGTGACCGCAACAGCGGGCTCAGGCGGTGCAACGCAGGGTATCGTGACCGCCGATACGGATAAAGGTCTTGATATCATCGCTGGCGTGATGGAAGTCAAGGTCGATGATAATACGACTCAATTCGTTTCCGGTGATGTTGCTGTCAAGCATACCCTTGCCAAGACCAATGACAATGCAGGCAGTATCACCGTTCGTCAGCTGGTTTATATCAAAAGCAACGGCAACGTTGATCTTGCGACAGCAGCCAACGCAACATCGGCAGTGGAACTCGGCATCGTTTCCGATGCATCCATTGCCACAACCGCTTCCGGTCAAATCTATCTTCGCCGTGGCGCGATCGTGGGTGGATACACAGGGCTTACTCCTGGCCAGCATGTTTTCGTCCATCCATCGACTCCCGGTTCGTACACTCAGGATGCAAGCACCGTAACAACCGGGCATCTCTATTCGGTTGGTCGGGCACTCTCGGCAACACAGGTCGCTTACGATCCAAGGCATATAGCAGAATTGTGATTTATGGGTTTTCCGGGGAATCTTAACGGTTCCCCGGTTTTTAAGGGATTTTGTGATGCTTAAGCCGCTTTATCTTGATACCCAGACTGGCGCTTACAAGGCTAGAAGTCCAACGGGTGATATTTTTGATTTCGATGTTTCAAGTGTTTCAGGACAGACAGATTTTCCGGTTGAAGCTGGACTTATGACTGCTGAAAGTTATGTGCAGGTTTTGGTAAACGGTCGGGAACATCGGGAAGGAGCGGTTTATGACTTCGAGCGTGATGTTCCAAATGATCAAATCGTTTTTAACTATGCTGTTCCACAAAACGCATGGGTAAGAATAAAAATCTTCCCTCCATTCGGAGTTTCCTAATATGGCAGAGATGAAAGGTCAAAACTGGCAGGATGTGCAGGAATCATCTCTGCCTGTCTTGGGCACACCAGAAAGAACTACAAATGAAGTTATTCTTTCGAGGGTGGACAGGTCATTTAATGAGCCGGTTCGCATTTATGCGGCTGTTGATCCCGACAGTAGACTTTACTTTGAAGCAAGTGAAGTCCTTTTGGGTGATGGTGCCGTTCGGAACCTGATGCCTGTTGAAGAGACGATTGTTGATTCAGTATCGGGCTCACTCAATTACCAGCTGATCACATCCATGGTCGATGGAATCACGCTCACAAGGGATGGAGCATCCTATACTCATCCCGTTGCAACGGCTTCAGGCAAATTTATTGCCGGGGTTTTTTGCCGAAAGAAAAACGGAACGTTTGACAGCACCTATAGCGCTGAACAGAACACCTTGAATCAGGTTCTGGCGCTTGACCTTGGAACTCTTTTCGCTGATATAGGCGGTCTTCCAATAGGTTATATTTTCCTTGAGTCAACCGACAACGCCGGTCGCTGGAAAACAGCGGGCTCGGTGTCAGGTGTCATTGAAAACCGGGTTGGCAGTCAAAGCACGATAGGAAGGATTCATTGTCCGGTTGATCTTGATTATTTCAGGACACAAATCCTGTCGCTTCAAACGCAAATTGATACAATAAATAATACCTATCCACAGGAGGAATATTATGAGGCAGTTTCTGCCGGTCATAGAGCCTTCTCGGTAAGTGGATTCACCTTCGATCCAGACAATTCGCGCAAGGACATTCAGGTATTCAGGAACATGGGACGCCTTAAAAGTCCCAAGGATTTTTCCAAGACTTCATCAACTGCGATTCTTTTGACGTTTGATCCGGCCATAGGCGATGAAATTCTGATCGACAAAAGACGTTAAGCATAGGGATTTGAAAATATGACTTCACCACGTCCTGAAACTTTAAACCGTTTGACAGACATCGTCTTTGACAAGGTCATGCGTACTCTGAGGACGCCTGACAAGAACGCGCCGCTTTATGAACTCCTGTCGGAAATGATGTCGCGTCTTGATACGGAACTCGATCTTCCCTTGCGGCTCAGTGCCACAACACCAAGTTCCACCAAGCTTTTGATTCGTGCCAATCGCGTGTTGAGTGGTGACGGCGGCCAAAGGTCCCTTCCACCGGATGGTGTTGACTTTTTGTCCTTTCCCGACACGACGATTGATTTTGACAACGGCTCGGTATCCGGGGGAACCATCAAGCGTGATGGTTTGGATTGGAGCGTTCCGCTTGTCACTGTCGGCCAATTTGTTCGGGTTGGCTTTGCCTATAATGCGGCTGAAAACTGGGTTGATACGACTTTCAGTTCGGCATCGGTTACGCTTGGTGCGCTCACCGATCCTGGGGTTCTCCTTGATGCTCTTACCGGAACCAAGATCGGTTACATTGACCTTGAGAGTGATGGAGTTTCCAGCTTCAAAACGCCGAATTCGGTGTCAGGTTACATCGAAAACGCTGTGTCGGGTGTTCCCTATATCTTCCGCTTTTTGAGCGGCGGTGGAACCGGGACGGGCACCGGGGATGCATCGACAATCAGAACGGCGCTGGAAAACCAGCTGCAGGAATCGACCTATGATCTTTTGACAGCTGTTGATTTTGCCATTGATGAGGATGCCTTTGTTGACTTGGCATCGACAGGGATCTATTCCAATCGCAAGTTTGTTCTTGCCGTCTCAGGCGACACATTTGAATCCATCAATTTGTTTGATGCTTCAGAATATTTGGCTGATCCGACCATTCCATCAAAGATCGACATCACAGCCTTCTGGGATGCGCTGGCGATAGACGCCGATGCCGTTTACGAAGTCAGCCGTGATGGTGGGGTTGATTGGCAGACTGTTTCCGGGATGGAGCGGGTTGGTGTTGCGACGAATGGTTTTGTCGGAACCCATATCTTTGATTACGGGACCGATTCGACCTTCACATCCAACACAGCCGCGCAAACCAGCGGCTATGAGATGAACAGCACAAGCCAGACCACCTATCAGGACAGTTTCGCTGTTCTTGAGTCGTCGGTAATTCGCCGGGTTCAGCTTTTGAACTTTGTGAAGACGGGAAGTCCGGTTGGAAATCTGTATGTCGATATTTGTGCTGATAACGGCGGGAATCCTGGCAACGTTCTGGCCACGTCCTCGGGTGTCGCGGTGTCCGGTCTTTCCTCGGGAACGGTGACGATTGATGTATCGGAAGCGGCTTTGGTGGATGGAACCTACTGGGTTGTGGTGCGTACCGATGCCGTTTACAAATCCAGCTTCTCGGCAGGTGTTACGAGCGTCACGCTTTCCTTGAATGCCAACGGACTCAGAGGCAATTATCAGGGCTATGTGCTTGACCTTCGGCTTCGGATCACTTCAGCAAATCCGAATGTGAACCTGACTGGCTTCGGTGTCTTTTACATGCAGTCGATCGGAACCGTGCAAGGCGGCTCGATCAAAAAGGATACGAAGATATTTAGAACGACTGAAAACCTCAATGAGTTCACGCTGAACTTCATCGCTGATCCTGATCTTTTGAAGTGTTATCACATCGAAACCGGACAGGTTTATCACCATCCGGCTTTTGCGCTTTCCGGTTCGGATGTGACTTTCCCGGTCAACACCTTTCAATCCATCTCTGATGAGCAGGTCACGCTTCTTTTCCTTCAGGTTGAAGGATCAAGCTTTGACAATAGCGACCTGAATGCAGCGCTTCTGGCTGCAAACTTCCTTGGATCAACGGATACTCTCGTGGATCGAAGTTCAAGCGGTCGCGGTATTTTCCTGAGAAGACCTGATGGGACCTTGAGGGAAATCACAATCGACAATAGCGACAACATAGCTGTCTATAGCGTTTAATAGGAAAGCAAAAATATGGCAAGAGCACTTGTTGGAAATCTTGGTGAGACGGTTTCAAAGATCAGTGAATCATTCACTGATCTTCCAAAGATAAATGTTCCACTTACGAATATTGTGAATCGGGGACAAATCACAGACTTTGCGAATGATGGTCTGCCAAAGTTTGCAATTGAAAGAGTAAATATTCAAACGATCGTTGAAGTTCATAATGAAAGCGGTCCTGCTGGGCAAAAAGTATGGAAAGCAGTTAATGATATTCATGATCAAATCCGCTTTTATGGACCTTGGACGAATCCTGTTGATGTAAACGGCCAAAGACCACAAGGCGCATCAGGTGCTGTATGTGAGATCACATTTTATGGAACTGGATTAAATCTTCTTCGTTATAACGACAGTTCAAACAGAACTTTTAGTTATAGTGTTGATGGTGGTGCCTCAAACAACGTAACAGGCGCATGGTCTGATGCCATTCTTGCAAGAAGTTACAATCCCAACATAGTATTCAATCTGACTTCAAATCTTACTCTTGGCTGGCATACTGTTATACTTACCAGTTCCAGTAATGCTCTTGGTGTTTTTGGATTTGAAGTCATTAATTCAAGTGCAAATATATTTCTTCCGACTACCACAACTTATTCTGCTGGAAAAAAACTTTCAGCAGCATCAGGAACGACTGCTTATAATTCAGGTTTTGAATCAGGAACACTCGGGACTCGTGGTGGTCATGTTTTAGTTTATCAAAAATCTGATGGAACAATTGCCAAAGCGGTAACTCCAACAAACGCAAGTGCGGCTTATCTATCCAGTGCTGACCACACCAATGAGGAAATGATAAGAAGATTAAATCCAAGAGAATTTGGCGCTGGAAGATCCGATGATTTTTCGACTGTCACCATGAATGGAAGTGAAGTTCTTGCCTTCACTCTCGATGACGGAACTACAACGTTGATGTCATCAGGGGCATATTTTAACAGTTCTCATCAAGGTTATCTGGGTAACAACACGGTCGGGGTGTATTTTACTCTGACATTTGTTGGAACTGGTCTTGATATAACGCATTTCCCTTTTAATACAACAGGCACTCAGACATGGTCTGTGACAATTGACGGCGTGGCTCAGGGAAGCTATGATGTCACAGCTGATTCAGGTTTGATTAAGAAATATAAAATTTGTTCCGGCCTTCCCTATGGCACTCATAATGTTCGCATCACAACAACAGCAAATCCTGCAGGCGCTCAACTATTTACGTATTTCGATATTTATGCTCCAAAAACACCTACACTCCCATCCGGTGCTGTAGCTCTCTGTGATTATTTTATCATGGCGGATTTTGCTGCAAACAGCACGGCTGGTGTTGAGCGAATATCATCAGGTGTTTTGAGAAAAGTTTCCACGCGAGAATTCACTTATGTAAATGGCACGGGTGGAACAGTGGATTGGCAAGTTGGTGGATCACCTTTTACAAGTAATATTGGTGGTCCTCAGCTTGAGACAAACAGACAAAACGCATATTTTGAATATACGTTTTTTGGAACTGGTTTTGATTATAGGTTCCCTTCTATTTCCAGTGGCTCAGCAAATATTCAATTATCTTTGCAGAGTCTATCGACAGGTGGATCGCTTCAGAATTTGACCACCGCAAATTTCCCGACTATTTCTTCATCAGTTTATGGGACTGGCGCAGCTTTTAATGCAGCAACCGGCGTTATGGATCAGCTGGATGCTTCAAACACTGTTGGTTGTGGAATCGTAATATCAGGATTACCTTTAGGGTTATACAAAATAAGATTTTTGAATAATACTGCTAGTTCGTATATTGTTCCCAGTGTTCTTGATATTATCACGCCTATACATGCTCCGAAGGAAATTGGCCCTTCAAGATTGCAAAACATTTCTTTAATAGGATCTAATGCGATCCGTGATCTTAGAAATTTTTCCTCTTTGATAATAGCTAATCAAAGTTCTTTATGTCAGGCCATAGGGATTGTTTCAGCGCCAACTACTACATCTGGTTCTGAAGTTCCTTTAAAAGATTCATGTGTAGTATTGAAAACCACAGGAAAACCTGTTTTTGTAGTTTTTGATGGGATTTTCACAAATAATTCAGTTGGTCAAACAACTGATGTTCTCCTTTATGTAGACGGAATTGGTGTTGGAGCTACAAGACGCCAAGCGATGCCAGCAACAAGTGGTTATCGGTCTGTGGTATCTTTTTCATATATGCTTGAATTGTGTGCTGGAACTCATAAAATTGATGTTTATTGGGCAGTTTCAGGAGGAACGGGTACGGCTATTGGTGGCAATAGAACTTTGATTGCGAGAGAAGTTCAGTAAAAAAATTCCATTTTATGGAGCTATGAAATGGGTCAAGTATTAACAGCCGATAATATTCCCGATCTTGTTATTGCATCCACCACGACGATTACCATGGCAACGACATACCTTGGTAAATCGACACGAATCACGATCGGTGGTCAGCAATACAAATATTCTTCGCTCACGACATTGAATTTTGGGACGACTGGATTCAATGGCCTTGATACAGGTTCCATTGCATCCAACACTCTCTATTATATCTATGCGGTTCAGTCGGCTGGAACGCCTGGACTTGTGGCCTCGCTTGCAGCACCAACGGTAGGACCGACTGGTTTTACAGCATGGAAGGAAGTTGCAAGGTGTAGAACGCTTTACACGGCAGCGACTCTTGCAGCTGTCGCCAATAGGGTTGGTGGTTCATCGCAGGCGTTAATTTCATCAAAAACATTTTTTACGCCTATTTTAGGTGGGACAAGTGGCAACGGATCAGGTCTTTCTCTTTCTCAGAATGGATCATTTTATACTCGAAGCGGTGAGTTGGCTGATGTTTGGATAGAATTGGTAATGTCAGCAGTTTCTGTGGCTCCTACAGGATTTTTAACTTTAGGCATACCAAACGCGACTCCAAATCTGGTAACAGGTTCCAGTACAGTCCATGTTGGATCAGGTTATTTTCAAGACAATAGCGGTGGGTTGAATTTAGGTGACTGCCCAATATATGGCGACAACACGCCTAGAGTTTACATTTCGCAAAACAACAACACAGCCACACCTTCATTGGCGGCGAATGATATTGTTCGGATTTCTTATACAATACCTATTATTGAATGGTCTGGTCTTTACACCTAAAAAGAATTGGTAGGTTAAAAACTATGTCGATAAACGCAAAATCCGTAAAATCCATTCGTAAAAAGGATTTGAGCACACAAAAGACTCCTTTTGTTGCATTCAAATCCTTCAGCTTTGCTCATGAAGCAACAGCTGGTCAAACAGTTATCAGTCTTACATCTCTGAGCACACCAAGCAGTCTTTCATCTCAAGGCTTTTTGCAGCCTTCAGCTTCTGATTTGGCAGCTGCAAATCTTCTCATGTATAAGCGAAATCTCAGACTCCAATCAAGTCTGAGGGGAACTCTTATCGAGTATGATTCCTATCGTATCGTTGGTAGCAGCACGATTCAGCTGACTTTTGAAGCCGAGTCGGGGGAAATATTTGTTGGCGTTATCTCTGACATTGCGAAGTCCGGTCTTCAGGTTATTGATGCCAATACGCTTGTTGCCACAGGAACACTCGCAGCAGGTCAGACTGATTTTGTGGTTGGTCAATCCTTTGCTCTGAATCAATATCCTTTGAAGCAGGTTGGCGATGTCCTGGTCTTTCTGGATGGTGTTCAACAATTCCGCAATGTCGGAAATGCAACAGCATCTGTGAGTGCTGATGGAAATTATCAGGAAGTTGATGGTGGACAGGGATTAAGCAATACGATCAGGTTCAATATCGTTGATCCTTTAAATGATCGCTCAATTCTTGTCGTAAGCAACGGAACTTTGGCTGAAAGACCTGAAGGAAGTATGCGGGCTGAGATTGAAAGCCTTGCTGCTCAGGTTGATTCGGTGATTGAAACGCTTGCCGTTGTCGCAGGAGTGCCTGAGTCTAATTTTCAGAGTGCTCCGAATCAGGTCGATCTTCAGACGTTTGGTCAAAGGGTAATTAATCTTGAATCAAACCGGGCTCGGATCGACCAAACAAATACCTTTTCTGTTTTTCAGAATATCCCTGGAAGAACTGATGGATTAGCTGTTTCTGCTGGTTTTCCAGGGGAACATATAATTGCTGCTGTTACCAACGCAACAACTCCTGGAACAGGTTCTGGTTTTGCTAGTGTGGTATGCAGGACTTTGACTTTGAACAAAGGTGTTTATCTAATTTTGTCTCAATTCAATCCGTCTGGTTTTGGAGGTAATACTGGATTGACAGTAGTTTCGATTGCTGCTGGTGTTGGAAGTCCAACTTTGCTCGGCTGCACGTCATCGACAGCTTATAGTCCAGGCGCGGATATTACCAGGGCTTCTCATACAGCATTTTGTATTGTTAATACAGACAACTCAACTGTAACACAATCAGCCAGCGCATCAACGGGCTCTACTATTTCAGGGACTGTGACTTTGGGTGGTGCTTTGGTAGCTGTCCGAATAGCATGAAGAACCTAAAGGCAACATAATAAAAAATAAGGAACGAATATGGGTGAGCTTGTAAGAAAACCAGCTTCATCGACTGCATCGGGTGAACTAACTGCTGGCACGCAGACAATATATGGTGCAAAAAGTTTTTCAGGAGCCATAACACCATTAGGTGGAATTATTGGCAAGACTGATGGTATTGCTGTTGATAGTCTTAAGGTTGGCGAACAGTTGACCGCCAGCCGCAATTCTTTTTATGGTTTGCCTTCTCCTGTTATAAATACTTTGTATGATATTCCTTCTCTATCTATTTCTCTTACTGCTGGTGTTTGGGCTTTATCATTGAATGGTGGTGTGATTAGAGGTGCTGGAAGCACCAATAACTTTACTGTCGCTGCTACTATCAGAGACGGCAGCAACAATGTTTTGGCCTGTATTGAATCGACTTCAAATGCAATTACAACAGCAAACTCTGTTTCTTTGTCGGGTTTAAATACTATCGTGACGACAGCCACAAATTTGACAGTAAAAATTTCAGGCGGGATTTTTCAGACTGGCGGTTCCCCTCCAACAGGTATCAGTGGTGATTTTGTTCTAAACGCTGGTGGAATTTCTGCAATCATATCTGCAGTTGTGTTTCGAGCTACAAGACTTATCTGAGGGTATATGGCTTATCTTGAAGGTCCAAGAGATCCGAAAAACATCATGCAGGTCCAGCAATTCGTTGCTGAGCCTGATGTTGATATTTATATTGGATTGAATGATGTTATTCTTTTAATGCCTATTTTCAAATGGGATGCAGAGAATCTTCATTACATAGATGCCACAGGTGATTATGATTTATGCATGAGCGAGGATGGTTTGAAGTATAAGTTCATCAATCGTCGCAGTGAAACGATTCGCTTTGCCTATCGGTATTTGCCGGGTTATTGGCTTGCAAAACGCATAAACGTATCAGGAAGGCCATAAATCATGGGTGTGGCTCAATCCCTTGCCAGTGTTCTTGGTATCAGTGACTCAGTGGTTCCCGTTACTGCTGGGATAGCGGAACTTGATCGTAAATCGCAGCGTGAGGTTCCAGGAAGCATCCAGGCGTTTCAGTATTTTCCTGAAACGATATCGGATACCAAGGCTGCAGATTGGGTGAGAAAGAATGTTCCCGGTGGTTCGCATCCCATTTTGAGTTTCATAAATGGTGGTGAGCGCACCTTATCTTTTACGGTTGTTTTCACGCAGGAAGAGAATCCCGAGGAAGTTTCGACAATCGCAAGCCTTTTGACAGGTAAGTTTGAGTTGTTCAAGGAAAGCAATCGTAAGGATACGGAAAAAAATCTTGCGGGAGCTATAGCATATTTGCGTGGTTTCACATATCCTGATTATGTGCAGGGAGTCAGCAAGTCACCGCCGTTTGCGATCGTTTATCTGCCAAACAGTGGAATAACCTCACAGCAGGGTTTTGAGGATTCCATTGTCGGTGCCATGGTGCAGTGTGATGTGACTTATGAAAAATTTCATAGGAACGGTGCTCCGAGATATGTTGCCATGCAGCTAAGCTTTGTTGAAATTGTTCAGACTTCCGAGAACTGGAAGTTTATTGGCAGAAAAGACCTTAAGGCTCAGTATGAAGGCAGGCAATATAAAAGGGCTATGGTAGGTTTGAAGGCTGGGACCAGTAATAATCCCGCTCAAAGCGCCTTGGATGCAGTTACAAAGGCATTTTCAAAATGATCGTGTTCGCGTGAACCAATAGATGGAGAAAGGGACAGAAGATGATTTACATCTACGCCGCCTTGTTCTCATTGATTCATGGTTCATTGGCTTTGGCTCAGGAAACAAGTGAAGCTGTTCAGCAGCAGGTTCAGCAGGTTGGTTTAGGTGAAATTCTGCTTCCTTTCTTGCCAGCTGGCACAGCAGAGACTTTGGCCATTGTGTTTGCGACTGTTGGCGCTTTGAATGCGACCTCCATTGTCCTTGAAAAGGTAGCAGCCAAAACTGCGACCAAGAAGGATGATAAGGCGGTAGCCAAATTAAAAAGTGGTATCGTCACCGTTCAAAAAGTTTTAAACTTTTTCATTGCCAAGAGATAAGACTTCGTTCTTGAAAAGTGTTAAGGGTGATAGGAACCACGTTTGTTAACGTGGTTTTTTTCTTTTCATTATTGAAATTTTAGGCCATAACGTATGCAAGATTTCGATTTCAACCAAAAAGATGGTTTGTTCCTTGTGGGTTTGCCTGATCAGCAGCTGGTTCTTTTGCAGGCTTTGTCAGAGAAGCTTGGGAGCGATATCCCGACGATTATGGCAAAGAGTTTCATCTTTCTTGCAAAGCATGTTTTGTCTGATCAGGAGCGACAGGAACTTCAAAAAAAGATGAGGTAACGAAATGGCAATTACAGGAACAGGCAAATGGACCAAAGGTGCAGTCACGACAAGTGTTGATGATCGTGATTATTTCAGTGGTATGCTCACCATATCGAACACAACCTATACGACAGCGCAAACCTATGAGTTTGGTTTTTCCGCACCAGAGGTTCATGTTGTGAATACCTCGGCAACGCAATTGGTCTTTCAATGGCTCTCAAGATCAGGTCAGGCGGTTGACAGTGGTGTGGTTCCTGGCAACGGTTCCCTCATATTGAGAAATGCCAACAAGCAGGGAATCCGCCTTCGTGTGGAAGCAGGTTCAGCGACCTGTTACGTCATGGCTTGCGGCTGAAAAACTGAACTTGAGTTCACACATGATTTTGATAGGCCATAGGAAGTCAATTCCTGACGCTGTATGCCTTTCGGTTGAAGAGTATATCCAGCAAAAGCTGTCATATCCTGAGATGATCGCTCGTGGTGAGCCATTTATCTTTGGAGTCAATATTCCTTTGATCTATGCTTTCGGACCTAGAACCTATTGGCGCGTCAAGGGTATTGATTTTGCGATTTATGGACAGGCTTGTGATCCCGAGGACTATGAGGAAATGGAAGACATCCTGGATATGAGACGCATCGGCAATATCTATGGCCGATGGTATTCGAGATATCAAAAGGATGGTGAAGCAGGTTATCAAATGTTCAATACAGTTGAACAGATTGGTTATAACGAGTTTGCGAAAGCAATAGACCGATATGAGAAGGGTTATGATTAGTCAAGATTATTTGGCGATGCTTGAACAAAGAGAGTGTCGCGGCGGCTGTGGGCTCAAGTTCAAGGTTCTTCCGCAAAGCAAGCAGCAGTATGCTCGCAGCAATTGCGAGTCCTATTGCAAGGATTTCAGAAAGAAGGACTATCATCCTGCAGATCCCATACCGAATACGACTCTTGAGCCTCAACTGAAAAAAGAATTAAGAATAGTCACTGAACAGGTGATTGAAGAAAAAACAGTGGTTAAGCCATTGCCTGATGAACAGCCAATGACTGAAACAAAGCCGCTGATCGAAAAGGAAAAAGTAATGCTTGCCAGGGAAACTCCAAAAGAAACCAAAGCCATTAAAAAGCCTAAAATTGAAGTCGCTGAGCCTGTGGACCTGGATAGAAAAATGCCGGAAAAAAAACCAATTTCAGCATCTGTCACGGCTTCAAACAAGAGTGTTGTTTCCAAGGTTACAAAGGCAAGACAGGCCATTTGCAAAATTTGCATTGATGATGCAAAAAAACTTTCTGCAAATGTTCAATCGCTATCGTCAAAGATGGAACTTGTCTATCTATACAATACCTATCGTGAGTTCAGTGAGGACGAAAAACCATTCCTTGAAGCTGTATCTTTAAAGGCTGAAGAGTTCAAGAAATGGCAGCAGGTTTATTCGACGATTTACGAAAGACTCACAGTCAAAGAATGGGTTTTAAAATATCCTGTTGATGATCTTTATGGATTGTGTAATCAGATAGATAAGGATCATTCTGAAGAAAAAATCAAAAGCATTGTAGAAGAAAAACTTTTTGGGAATTATAAGCTGGCGATTGATCATTCAGACAAGGCACTCAACAATCTTTTGTCCTTCTATGAAAAGGTTTCCTTTGAACTTCTTGATGATCAGTCTCTTGACAGCACATATACTCTCGTCAAAAGGCTTTACAATCGCTTTAGATCACAGATAGATAAAAAGAGGAAGAAGTAAACATGGCAACAGCGGAAAGCACGGCAGAGAGTCCAGTAACAAAAACAGCGGTAGCACCTCCCGCTCAACAAACCGCACCACTTGTAAAGAAGACGCTTGATGTTTCCGATCCAGAATCGGCCAAATCAAAGATTCTGGACATTGTCACATTCGGTGATCCCAATCTTTGGCTGGTCCTGGCAAAGGCAAGCAGTGAGCGGGAAGGCTGGATGAAGTCCACCAAGGTTCTTCCTATTGATGGTGTGGGCTGTCTTGTTCAGGTATCGACTCAGCAGCGGAATCACGACGGAACAAATACCGTTGCAGAGGCGCTGCAGTTTCTTCCGGGAGTTAAGTTGATTGAGGAACGCGATTCGTCAGGTAATGTAATCGGGCGTAAATTGCGACATTTGTAATATTGGTTTTTGGAGTAAGAGAAATGAAAGCAGAATTTCGTAATGATGGTCTTTTGGTAGTGCCTGAAACAGCTGATGAACTTGCTCATTTTCAAAAGCTTTTTCCTGAGCAGTTTATGCGCAACAGTCGATATCTGAATGTTCGCCAGTTTGTCGATCCGTTTGGAAACCCGGAACCCAATCGTCCTTATCTTTTGATCAACGGATATGATCCGAGCACTGAGGCGACCGCTGTTCGTCCACGTAAGAAAAAATTGATCGTTGAGAACGAATCTCAAACCGCTGCAAATCAATGAGAATCGAGACGCCTTATAAGTTATGGACATTGGCTGGCGAACTCAATACAGCCATAGTAGGCAGCACCATCGAGGAAGTTTATATTCCAAAGTGGAACCTTTCCAGATTTGATAAGGCCGTCAAAGTCAGGGCTGAAATTCATCCATCAGAACTTGTTGGATGGTATTTCAGTTCTGTTGAAACTCACGGCAAATCCCTTATTTTAAAGCTTGAAAACTTTGGGATAGGATCAAGATACATTGGCTGTAATCTTGGTCAGGGATGCTGGGTTGTTCGTCCTGAGTATTTCAATTCCGCTCCTTGGGATGCGTTCATTTATGTTCTATATCTTTTGAAGCATCCGACTGGTCAGGTGTTCCAGCTGATGTTTTATGATAAAAAACGTCATGGAAAACTTGAAATCAGAGAGAGGATTCATGAGGTTCAGCTTTTGAATCGCTATGGTCCAGCGATTGATTCCCCTCAATTCAGTCTTGAGTGGGTTTATTTCGTTTTCAGGTCGCAGCCGAAAAGAAATGAAAAGCAGGAAGGATCAGTTATAAAAAGGATTCTTCTGGAACAGAAGTATTTTGCTGGTCTTACGAACAAGATGGTCAGCGAAATTTTGTTTCTTGCCAATATTCATCCCATGACCAAGGTTCACAATTTAACGGATGAGCAGATAGACAAGATCTATATTTCTGTTCTTATCATCTTTTCAACTTTCGCAAAGAAACGTGGTTATCATGAATACATGATATCGGGACGTGTGAACTGTCCAGTCTGTGAGACAAGGGTTGAAACCAGCAAATACGCAAATCTGACAACATATTTTTGCCCAAAATGTCAATCCCCTGACTATCGAAAGCCTCTGCCTGTTAGCCGGGAGTACGTTGAAAACATCCTGAAGATTACAGCGAATATGGAGTATGTCAAAAATGGAATTGAGCGATGGAACGAAAGAACACGATCAGTTTCGGGCGAGGGATTTTTACCTGTCGATGTCGAGCAAACCGAAAACATCAAGTAGAATTCTGTCGCTGTCAATTTTTGACAGCCTGACGAGAAAACAGCATCAGATTGACGTTACTCTCAGTCATGTCGATTGCATCAGCAGGCCACGCGAGGAAATCGAAAATATTATTCGTGGGAAATTCGATGATCTTTTGAAGGCGGTCAACATTTGAGTGGGCTCCCGCAGGAGCCTGGGCATTCAGTGTTTGGCTTTTTCGTGCAACATGAAGGCGCTGGAAATCAATTCCTTGACCTGCGAGATTGTAACTTTGTCTTCGCTTTGAATTTGCAGAGATTTTTTTGCGGTTTTTAGTAATTCCGGCAAATGATTCATGACATCCACAATGAACTGCAGCCTTTCATCCCTGCCTTCCTGGTCCTCAAGAGATGCCTGATACATTACCCATTTTTGGGTGTCGTCCTCCAAACGCTTGTCTATTGTCTTCCACGGAGCCTTAGCATATTGCTCACAAAGTTCTTCAAGCTGGTTAATTTTTTCAAGATTCATTTTTTCATCCTTTGAAAAATTGTTGACCTTATTTCCTAAGCATACTAAACAAGCGGCTGATTAGGCATTTTTCAAATGCTACTGATTAGGGATAAATTTATGATAGCTATGAGTAGCCGTCTTTTTGCGGTAGGTCCAGAGGATATTGGCAAGCCCGTTTACGTGCGCTCTGCCAATAGAAGTGGAATTATTGTTTGGTTTACGCCAGAGCGTGTTTGTGTGCTTTCATCTTCTGATAAAAAAGCCCACGAATACAAGTACGAAGATTGTATGTATCTCCGCAATTATATCCGGCACTAAACTTTGGACAGCATCAGCTGTCCATTTTTGCATGGCTCTCTTGTAATTTCCTGCCTTTTGAGACATACTGTCTAAAGCTTTCCTGAAAATTCTGTCCAATTCCCATGGTCTTTTTCGCCTTTGGTATCCTGGTTTTTGAAAAAAATCCGTGGAGAATCTCATGTTGCTGAAGATCATCGTTCTCTTTTTTCTTATTGCCGGGTGCGCTCCTACCGCACCTAAGCAGCAGACAGAGCCGCCGCAGGTTCTGCCACAGTTTCCCGATGATAACGATCCCAGCTGTCTTCAGGGCAAGACTGTAGGATTTTCGGGACCTGTTGCGGAACTCCTGCAGGACAAATGTGCATCGTGTCATCCTTCTTATAATGATTATGAATCGGTGTCCTCTCCTGCCTACGGCAATCAAATTGTCAGTCGTGTATTTTTGCCTAGCAACGATGTACGCAGGATGCCAAAGTTTCCTGCAAATGAGTTGAGTTTTGCTGAGAAGAAGCTTTTGCGTGATTGGCAGACTGATGGTTTTCAACTTGAAGGAACCTGTAAAGATCCTGGCAATCTGAATGATCAGGCATGGCTCGATCTGAATGCTATTGAGCGTTATATCCTGGCCGACCTTGACTCCATCGAGAGTGACAACGGACAGGCGAACGCTCGTTATCTTGTCATGACTCATCGCTCTGATGCCAATGTTGCGAAGGAAACTTTTGTAAACTGGGTGAAAGGTCTGAATAAGACTGTTAACACATTGAGCAGCAATCAAAATCTGGTTAAGGTTACTCCGATTGATCCAAGTGAGACGATCTATCGCTTTGAACTTGCTACTTATGGTCTGACTTCTGCTGACTGGAATCTTATTCTCGGCAAAGATGTCTATAAGTTTGAATCAAGAACAAGACGTGGTCTTGAGATTCAACGCAGGACCAGAACACAGTTTCCCTGGCTTCACGCTGATAACTTCAGCTTCATTTCTCTTGGTGATCCGGCGGTATATAATCAGTTGACAAGGGTTCAATCCACTCTTGCTCAGGAGCAGGCTCGCTTTGGGGTCAACCAGTCTCAACAATTTGCCAACTTTGAGGCACGTTTGATTGGCTTTAACGGCAGTCCTATTTCTGAGAACAAAAACCGTCTTCTTCTTAGACTGTCGGCTGATAACAACGAAAGTTCTTTCTGGCAGACATTTGATCCAAACTCTCAATTCTCGGCTCAAAAGAACCTTTTTGATTTTCCACTGGTGCAGGTCGGTGAAAGACGATTTGTTTTTGATGCCAGTGAAACGATCGGCTTTCTGGATAATGGCATGATGATTTTTGGTCTTTGGAATTCACAAGGCCAACGTCAAACCGAGGCTCCGATTGATGTTGTGGTCAACAACAGAAGTCCATTCAGTGCGATTATCAAAAACGGTCTTGATTGTCTTCGCTGTCATAGCTCAGGTCTTTTGAATGCTGTCGATCAGGTGAAGGCTCAGGTCAACGCAAACGCAAGTGAGTTTGCAAGAAATGATGTTGATCTTGTGAATGCGTTTTACCGCAATGCAGCAACAAATTCAGCCTTGTTTATAAATGACAACAAGCGTTATCAGGATGGACTCAGAAAGCTTGGAATAGATCCACTTGGGGAAGATCCGGTCAATCAGTTTCTGGATGATTATCGTGCGGATTTGAGCCTTGTAAAGGCTGCAAGCTTTCTTTTCATGACGCCACAGGATTTTTGCGCTGCTTTGCAAGGCTCGGCACAGGGAAAGGCACAGATTGGTCAGCTTTGTACGACACCGCCTGGAACTGTGACTTTGGTGCAATGGCAAAATACGTTTCCAATCCTGAAGCGTGATTTCAGACTTGGGCTCGATCCCTTGGACAATTGAGTGATGTTTGATAACATCAGGGAAACATTTCTCTTGAGGTTATCGACATGATCAAGTTTCTTTTGCTTTTCATGATGGTTCTGTTTGGCCTGTCTTGTGGCAAGGAGAGCGGGGATGGTGGATACTCAAACCCTCCTGCTCCCCAGCCACAGCCTCAGCCGAGTCCCAATCCCAATCCCCAGCCAAACCCAACCGATCCGACGCAGGAATTTAATACGACTGTTAAACCGTTGCTGCAAAAAAATTGTGGCGGTGGTAATTGTCATACAAGCGGTGGTAGCAGGGATGCAGCGATACAAAGTGCTAATAATTTTATTAAGGGCACTTCAGGTCAGCGTATTCAATCGGGTAATATGCCGCCTAGTGGAACCGCACAGGCAAATAATTTCAGTGCAGCCGATAAGAGCACGCTTCTGGGCTTTATCGCAAAATACAAATGAGGACTGGCTATGGTGAGATTGCCTCTGCGTATCATTGTTGTTTGCACTTTCCTGTCTGGATGTAACACCACGATGGAAATTACATCAAGACAATGGGAGAACTGCCTTAAGCTTTGCGGAGGCAAGCTGGCCAAGGCCGGTATGGACTGGATGTCCACTGAAAAAACCTGTCTCTGTGAAAACAGGGTTCGGTTTCGATATGAAGGCAAGCAGACATCAGAAGAAGAAGTTGAATGAAAGATTTGTTTATAGTTGATATTGAGACTACGGGTTTAAGTTATTCTGATATGACTCTTGAATTCGTGATTTTGCAGGTCATGAGGGAGCGAGGATTTTACAAACCCGGTCGATTTTATCGCCGGGTTTTTCATTACTCACATCCACCTGAATCGACATTTGCCAAAGCCAATCATCAAAGTCTCTATGAAGAGGCAAGGCATGCAGAATCAGTTGCACCTTCGCTTGTCCATGCCGACCTTGATGAATTTTTTGAGTCCTGTGATTCAAAAGATTACAAAAATAGGATTATCGTCGGGAGCAGGCTTAGTTTGAAGCTTGAGATGCTGGATAGATCCAGACTTTTTTTCAAGCCTCAAACGCTTGAACTGCAAAGCGGAAACAAGCAGGTTGGACATTATTTCGGAACCATTGATTTATATGGTGTTGAGGGCTTTGTTTCGGAACTTTTTGATGAACATAAATCAAAGGTTCGGGAGAAATTGACTTCCCTGAAGATGCAGCACAAAATGCCTCAAGGTCTGCGCAGACACAGAGCGCTTTATGATGCATTTTTGTATTTGAATCGGCTCAATGAATATAGGCTGTTTTTTCTGTCACCATGGGAATCGGGCAATGAAAAGTTTTTTGAAAAAAATTGCGTCCTTTAATAGCATCTATCGCCTTCCAGTCAATGACGTTCCGACATTGCCAACAATGGATGATTTGAAACGCTTCAGGTCCATTCTTCAGGAGGAACTTGAGGAAGTCGATCAAATCATCAATCAGCTTGAGTTGGGTGTTGCGGATAGGGATCATGAGATAAAGCTTCTGACTGAATTGGCTGACTGGCATGGGGACATGATTGTTTACTGCCACACCAACGCTCATCGCTATGGACTTCCCATGGATGAGGTTTTGGATGTGATCATGGAAAGCAATATGTCCAAGCTTGATGCCAATGGCCAGCCGATTTACGACGAACGAGGCAAGGTGATGAAAGGTCCAGGCTATTGGAAGCCTGAAGATCGGATTTCCGTCATTATCAGGGGGTATTCCGCATGAAGACAAGAGAGGAAATACAGAGAAACTGGGAAACGTCCTGGTTCACTCCGCTTGCAGATTCCCAATCCCTCTCTTTTGAACAAAGAGCCAACATCAAAACTGAACTTCGCAAGGAGGTTTTTTGGGTAGCGACCTTGCCGGGTGAAGTCGATTTACAGGAAGTTTTGAATATACGGCTTACCAAGATTCAGACAATACTCGATGCCAATGACGGGGATGCCAGTGCGTTTGATGTTTATTACCAATATAGACAGCAGTTTTTTACATGGTGTCTAGCCTGAAATTTCTTTCAACAGAGCCACAGATACCGCACGATGAATACAGCCAATTGCTTGACACAGCGTTTGGTGTTTCAAGATTTGGAAGACGAATTTTTGCAAAACATGGTTTATCTTCGAGTCTGAAAATTCTGTCCAGTTTTGTCTATCCGGTGCCGACCATTCAGGATTTTTTCTGGTTTTTAAGGCATACGAAACCAATTGGACTCAGTGACGGATTTGAGGTTATTTGTGTGGCAGAGAAGTTTGTTCTTGACGAATATACCAAATTTGATTGGATACGAGCGGAGCTAAGTCCTGCCGTGGTTCTGGCTCCCGATGTGATGGATGATTTATTGGGATATGTTGCGCATGTTACTTTTTATAAGTGTCTGCGCTATCAATGGGATAAGTTTGATCAGGATATGCCATGAAAACCAAGGTCAAAATACTATGGTCGAAAAAAACCGACCATCAGCCGAAATCAGCCGCAACAGAGTCAAACAGAGCCGTGCCAGTCAATCCGAAGGTCGATGATTTTGACGGCACCTTGAAATTGGAAAGTTTGACTTTGTCAGAGATTGACACGCCAAACAAAAGCAAGCCAAGCAATCACACGGTCGCCTATCTCAGCAGTCTTGGTGCTCCCCCGGAAGGCATGAGCAAGAAGGAATGGGAGGACAAGATATGCTGCGAAAGGCTTGTGAAGCTTTTTCAGGAACGCATGCTGAACCGCTATGGAGTGAATGTCAGCATCATTACGATTGCTGATCGCAGCTGCTTCAAAAATTTCTATCGTTATATGCAGGATCTTCGCCTCACCGAGGAACTGATGTCCTATATCATCGAAGAGTGGTCCGGCATTAAGGCGAGATATCGACTGCCTTACAACACGCCTGTCCCGAGGACTTTTGCCAACTCTGATTTCATCAAGCAGATTGCGATAGAGTTTCACACCAAAAAGCATGTGATACAACACAATCCAGAATATACGAGGACGTATGAGTCAGACTGGGAATCCCTTTGAACGCAGCATGATGATGATTGAGATTGACAAAAGGGATGTTGAAATAGCGTCACTGAAAGAGCAGCTTGGTTTGTATGAATCATCGACGATGAGCATGGCAGAGGCTTTGAAAAGCATTTCCGAGCAGCTTTTCAGAGTCAGTAAATATGACGACAGGGATTGGAGTGAACTCAAGTTCATACTCGATAAATACGGTGTTGTTCTTGATTCTTCAGTCATGACGTATCTTTCACTTGCCATACCTGAATTTGTAAGGTGGAAACTGGGACGCACCGATGAAAAGCCTGAATGACAAGGATTACGTTCTCATGGGATTGCCGGAAAGATTCCGCAATGCCAACTGGGCTTTCATGCAAAAACATGGACTGGCATCCGATTTTGAAAAATATTTGCGAAACTTATCACTTGCCAAGGAGCAGGGAATAGGTTGTTTTATAGGTGGAATTCCATCTTCAGGAAAAAGTTACAGTGCTGCCGTGATTGCAAAGGCATTTCGGCAGAATTTTTTTTCTGTGCAATGGCTTGATGCAATTGAAGGCTATCAGCTTTTATCGTGGAATCGTGATTTTCCCGATGCTGAATATGGGACCTGGATGACAAGAGCGCTGGCAGTCGATCTTTTGATTGTGGATAACTTTGGTGCTGAGAAAGCAACGAATAGAACCAAAATCCTGCTTGATGTTGTGAAGAGAAGAGTTGATTTAAAACTTCCAACTGTCCTCACAACAACACAAACACCAAATCAGCTTTCCGTTACTTATGATGGTGAGTCCATGGCCTGGATCAAGGATGCAATGAAGGTTGTCGAATTGAAAAAGAGAATCGAAAGTGAAAACAAAAAATTCATAGCGGATAATTTTTAAGATGGATCTTGATCGCGGACTTCTTGCAGCGGTAATTCGGGAGCAGGATTTTTCGGCTTTTCAGAAGATCAGCCAGGAAATGATTCAGGGTGATTCGATAGCAGCCTATCGTTTCATTGAAGCCTACTATCTTCAGTATCAAAAAATTCCGAGCTATGACCTGATCCTGAATCAGACCAACATAGATTTGATTCAGGGGATAAATCTCAGGGAACCATCGGATTTTTTCGTTGATAAAATCAAGGAAAGGTATTTCTGGTTCAAGGCCAGGGATGGTGCGCAAAGCCTTGTGGCTGCTCTTGAAAGACAGGACAGCATTCAAAACATCAAGGCCATTCTAACGAGGATGCTTCATCAAGAACTTTATGATGCATCATCATCCGATAGTCTTCCGAGAAGTATTTTCAATAACGGCGATGAGATTCTGCGTGAGTATGAGAGAGCGAAACTTGAGGGTTTGACAGGTGTTCCAACTCCATGGCCAACAGTCAATCGCATGACCATGGGTTGGCAGCCTGAAGATTTTACTCTTTTTGTGAGTAGGCCAGGATCGGGTAAAACATTTTTGTTGATAGCCATTTTGCTGCATGCTTGGGAGTGTGGCTATAAAGTTATGCTTTTCAGTACGGAAATGAAGATTCTCGCTTTGAAGAGACGTGTCATGGCGCTTCTTACAAAACTTTCATATTCATTGATTAAAGCTGGAAGGCTTTCGCCAAGTGAATACGAAATATTTAAAGATACTTTGCATAATTTTTCCGCTGATGATCGGTTCCTGGTTGTCGGCAACGACACCACTTTGAAGCGAAGCATCATCGAGCAGAACATAGCTATGGGAAAGCCGGATCTTGTCGGCATTGATGGTTATTACATGGTTGAAGATGATATGGAAAAGCATCAAAAGGATGATCGTGGCGCAATCTGGAAAGTCGGAAAAAAAATTGCTAAAAAATATCAGGTTCCTCTTCTCGTGACGCATCAGTTAAACCGAAAACCTCAACATGAAAAGCCGGGACAAAAACCCACTCTTGACAGGCTTGCTCATTCCGATGCTGCGGGCATGTATGCGGACTTTGTCTTTTCCATCTGGCAGACAGAGGAAATGTTCAACGACAAAAGACTTGGCTTGAACCCAATGAAGACTCGGGATTCGGAATTGAAGGATGCGATCGAAATAAGATGGGACCTTACCAATGGAAACTTCACGGAAATAGATCGCAACGCAGTAACCTCAGAAACCTCGCAGGTGGTGGACTACACGCAGCCTCAAGAAATTTCTGATATTCCTTTTTGAGAAAAAAATGGACGCACAAGGCATCGAGCATATATTGCGTGAACTCGGTTCTGAGAAGATCAGAACCAAAAACAATACGGTTCATGCGACCTGTCCTTATGCGCCTTATGCGCATCAAAAAGGAAAGGACTCTCATCCGAGTTTCGGTGTTGAAATCAATAGTGCCGGGACATCCAAGTGGGGTTGTTTTGCCTGTGCGAACGGAGCCAACCAAACGTATTCGCTGATTTATCGCTTCAGGGATTATACGGGGATATTCAGGCAGGATTTGATCGACTACATCAAGGAGCGCGAGGGGGAAAGCCTGAGCTATAAGCTTTCAAAAATGGAATGGCGTCCTGCAAAACGGGTTGAGAATCCTCAATACGTATCCTCGCGTGTGCCTGACTATGAGCCAAAATTCGATATCAAGGATTATGCAGAAGTCCTTTCCTATCTGCCGACCTATGCCATGGAAAGAGGAATCACACCGCAGCTGGCCATGCGCTGGAAACTGGGCTGGCTCAGGGCTGGCATGCAGCTGGCAGATGGTTATATCGCAAATTACGACAGACTTTTTTTCACGATCATCGACCATGAGCAGAGGATGATAGGCTGGTCGGGACGCCTGATTCAATCCTTTCCGGCTGATTATGCCTATGCACCACCGAAGTATCATCATGCGCCTGAAATCAAAAAGGAGAAGTATCTTTACGGTGAAAACCTGATCGACACGAAGCTGAGGATTGGTTTCGTCGTCGAGAGTTTCATGGACGTGTTGAATTTGGCTGGGTTTGGCTGGAAAAATGTCTTGGCGATTATGGGAGCAAATGCTAGCTTTACGCAATTATCAAAGCTGGCAAAATGGTTCGATCACGTTTATGTCCTAAGACATGCGGACCAAGCTGGTTTTGAAATGGCTGAAAGACTTAAAGCACAGTTAAAGACCATTGGTGTTCAATGTGAAGTTATAGAGCCGTTGCCGGAAAGAAAAGATGCTGGCGAGTGGACAAGGCAGGAAGCCGATTGTGTACTTCAAAATCTAGGGATTGATTATGGTGTCAACGCACAAGTTGAAGAAAAAAGCAGAGAGGGAGAAGGAAAAGCAGAAACTCATGCGAATGAGTGAGCAGCGTTTAAAGCAGGTAAACCCGCCGACTTTCAATTTTAAGGAAAGTGATCTTCTCGTTTTGCAGCAAACTGTCAAGCAGCTTGTTTCTGCAAACAACAATCATCATGATATAATCAAGGAAGTTGAGACATCGCTTAAGGAAAAAGTGATCCAGTCTCATATCATGTGTCAGGTGATTCTCAAAATTCTTGTCGATAAAGGTCTGACGACAGTCGAGGAAGTTGATGATCTTACCCGGCAGGCTCAGACCAAGGATTCCGGGTATGTGAAAAAGAAAGGTCCAGCGAAAAGCGGGGACCTTCTTTTAATTTCATTCATGCTCTATGATTCGGCAGGTGAACTGGTTGAGGATCGCTCAAAAGAGGTTCTTGCATACAATCTGGGCAGTGGAGGACTTCCATGTGATGCTCAGCTTGAGGGTATTGTTGAACGTGAAACAAGGCATTTGACGGTGGTGTTTGGTGAAAACTTTACCCACAAACATCTAATTGGTCATGAGTTGATGCTGCATCTTACTTGTCATGATGTGCAGGTCAAAGCTTGACTTTTCCCACTCCAAAAAGGGGAAAAGCCGAATGGGATTGAATGAATGTGCTTTTTTACTGATGTCGTGCATAAGCCTTGTGAAGCCCTTGAAAAAGGACCTTTCACATCTGGATAACCAGGAAATCAAAAGGTATAACCTCGCTATCAATGAAGCAGCACTGCGTTACAACATAAGTCCTTATCTTTTGCTGGCCATTTTCAAGGTTGAATCCAACTTTGGACGCAACATGGTTTCGCAGACCAATGATCACGGACCTATGCAAATCAATACGTGGTGGTTCAGGCGTCTTGGAATCAGCAAGAAAACGGTCCGCAGTCCAGAGGGAGCGATGGTGGTCGCAGCCAAGATTTTGGATTATGCGCGTGAAGACCAGGGAAAAAACCGCAGGTGCTGGTGGTCGGCATACCATAGTGTGACGCCTGAGTATCGAAGGATATATGAAGCCAGCATTTTAAAAGCTTTGCGAGATATGGGATTTCGTGCAAACTGTAGCTCAGAGTTTTTAAACAGTTATTTGTCTGCTCTTGAGGTTACTGCTCAGCTTCGCGTTGACGCAGGCGCAATTTTGGCATCACATAATCCCGAGTGAATTTGAGTTCAGTCACATGCGTATTTTGTTTTATGCTAAGAGTCCTGATGCGACAGAGGTTTATAGGGTTCAGATTCCAGGCAAGTATCTTGCGAGAAAGCCTGGGATCGAAGTCCGCATGACTTACGCTGAAAAGCATCCCAAGTTTCCTGATTCCGGTGTGAAAAATCATGACATTCAGTGGGCTGATGCGATCATCTTTCAAAGGCCAGCGACTGAACTTGTTCTGAACGTTCTGAAAATCATCAAAAATAACCATCCTGACAAAATCATCCTGCTCGACTACGACGACGACTATTACAGCGTTCCAACCTGGAATCCTGGATATACCTTCATTCGAGTCAATGAGAAGTTCTGGCCACAGTTTCCGGCTCTCGTCGATGGAGTTATCACATCGACCGAGCCTTTGGCTGATGTCTTCAGACAAAAAACGGACAAGCCGATAACGGTGATTCCGAACGGATTCGATTTTGAGGAATTTGATCAGATAGAGTCAGCGCCGGATCTTTTCATTGAAAACCCTGGCTACGACAAGAAGGCAAACAAGTCCTATCGAAACTACAGTCTGAACCTCAATGAGTTTCGAGCGGTCCAGGAAGGCAGGCATCTGATCACCTGGGCTGGTTCAAGATTTCACTTCATGGATCTTGAATACATTGCAGAGGACGTGAAAAAGATCATCAAGGAACGCAGTGATGTGAACTTCATGTTTGTCAGTTATTTGCAGGCGAACGTGCTGAAGGATGCACCACCAAACAGAATTTACAGCACAGCCGGAATGAGTCCTGTGTCAAGATTCTATGGCCTTTTGAAGGCGCTTGATTCGGACATCATGCTGGCACCGCTTGATCCTTGTCAGTTTAACCGGAGTAAGTGTGTTGTTGGGGGAACCAGAGTAGTCACAAGAAATGGCATATTTGAAATTAAAGATTTGGTTCCCCATAGAATTAACGATGCCATTACACCTATTGAAACATCAGTATGGGTTGATCAGGATCAAAATTGGAAAGCTGCTAAGGCTTCTTATTTTGCTCTGAATCAAGCAACAATTAAACTTCAGACATCATTTGGATATGAGATAGAAGGTACTGAAGATCATCGCATTCAAAATAAGGACGGTGACTGGGTAAAGCTTTCTGATTTTCGACTAGGTGATGAGATTAAATTATCGCCATTTGAATTTCCTGAAGTTCCTTATCAAATGACGCAATGGCCATTTATGACGAGCAGGGTTGAATTGAATTTCCCTGATTTTGAGGCATTGAATTGCGCCAAGTTGATTATAAACGAAGATTGGGGACGGCTATTAGGTTATATTCTTGGTGATGGTTATATGAATGGAGTCAATCGTGTTCAGATAAGTTGTACGAGTGATCATACTGATGTGATTGAAGATGTAGAGAGACTTTTTCATTCAATTGGTTTGCGATCATTTAGATCACAAAAAAAGCCGAAAAAAACAGCCAAAGGCGTGGATATAGTGGTAACAAGCACTCATCTTATGCGATGGCTCAAACATCATAATTTGATAGGTCCAAAAGGGAAGGTTTTTAGAATTCCAGAATTTATAATGAAAAGTCCAAAGTCGGTTATCTGTGAGTTTTTGAGGGGATTGTTTGAGTCTGATGGTTATACTGTTGAGCATGATCAGTGTCTTGTTGGTCTGACAAGTAAAAGTAGAGAACTTTTACAGGATGTGCAATTTTTGTTATTAGGCTTTGGTATCAAATCAAAGATTGTATCCAAGAAGATTAAACTTCAACAATGGTTAGAGCCAAGGCATTATTGGGAGTTACAACTTCGGTCTAAATCATCTCGAATTTTCCATGAGAAAATAAATTTTATTTCCTGTAAAAAGCGTGAAAAATTAGCTGTTCGGACTAAGTCAAAGCCAAGCAACAGAACTGATGATTGGGATTGGTCTGACAGTGTTGTATCCATACAAAAATCAGTGGCAGATGTTTTTGACATCACTGTTCCTGGTCCTAATTATTATCTTGCAAATGGTTTTGTGAGCCATAACAGCAATTTAAAAATTTTGGAAATGATGGCACTTAAGGCTTTCCCGGTTTGCAGCCGTTGGGATGCCTATGAGGATGATCTTGATCCAGAACTGAACGACGACACTACGCATGGACTTTTGGTCGGCTATGAGCGTGGTGATTGGTATCGCGCAATGAATGAAGCCTTGGAGCGATCCAGGGACAAATCCTTCAAGGCAGTCAATGACGCTTATGTGAGAGCAACGCACGATGCGAGTCTGCGTTCAGATTTATACATCTCATTCATCGAAAGTTTGAAAAAATGAAATACTCGCTCATTATTCCGACTGTAAAGCAGACAGAACTTGTGCGGTCCTGTATCGAGAAGATTAAAAAATTTGAAGTGAAGGACACCTATGAAATCATAGTTGTCGATGATGGTAGTGATTACAACACTCAGATTTGGCTGCGTGGTTATTGTCAAAAGCATGAAGTGAAATTCATTGCAAAAGAGGATAACCGTGGTTTTGCGCACACGGTCAACACCGGGCTGCGTGAGGCCAAGGGTGAGTATCTGATTCTGGTCAATAACGACATCGAATGGCTGAAGCCGATTCTTTGGAAGTTTGATCAGATATTCCAGGCCAATTCCGCTATCGGTGTCATTGGTGCGAAGCTGATGTTTCCCCCTGGTGAAATCGTTCAGCATGCCGGGGTTTGTCGTGTTGGCAAGACCGCACATTTCGTTCATATCAACAAGCAAAGTCCGCGCAATCATCCAAGTGTCAATGTCAGTCGATACTTTGAAAGCGTGACTGGTGCGCTCTACGGCATCAGGCGTGAGGCTTTTGAGAAAATCGGTTACTGGAACGAGAACTATTTTTTAAGCTGCGAGGATACGGAATACTCCCTGAGAGCATGGCAGGCTGGTTATCGGGTGTTCTATTCCCATGAGATTGAAGCCATTCATCATGAGGGATACACCAGGGGTAATACCGATCACACCAAAAAGGTGAAAGGTCTTGTCTGGTTTCAAAAGGAGCGTGAAACGCTTCCAAAGTTTTATGAGGATGTGAAGCGCTATAACCTGGACGCGATTTCCTCAACCGTTCATAGGCTGAACTCCGACACCAAAGCTGCAGCTGAAAATGTTCCGATTCAGCAGCCGCCACGAAAACCCAAAAAGCTGGAAGTCGGCTGTGGCAATTTCCCGCAGCCCGGTTACATTCATCTTGATGTGCGGAAATTTGATCACATTGATGTTGTCTGTGACTTTTCCAAGGAAAAGCTGCCGTTCCCTGATAATGACCTGGATGAAATTCTATCGAATCATTCCATCGAGCATATCAGCTGGCGACTGCTTCCCCATGTTATCGGTGAATGGTTCAGAACGCTGCGTCCAGGCGGTCGCGTATTTTTCAGAACGCCGGATCTTGAGTTCATTTGCCGAACCTATCTTCAAAGCAAGACCACGCCAGAGCATCCCAACGATGAAGGCTGGGTGAGGGACCATTACGGTGCGGTGAGTCCTGCATGGTGGGCCAACATCAAGCTGTTTGCTGGTCAGGACTATCCCAGCAATTTTCATTTCCTGGCTTTTGATTTTGAAATGGCCAAGCTGGTTTTGGAAAAGCATGGCTTTGTGCGGGTGAAAAGACTTCAGATTGAGCCTGTCTTTAGTCCTGGGGAACTTCAGATTGAAGCCTATAAGCCTGACGGCTCTCTCGCTGTTCCTGAAATCAGCATCAATCGCATTCTGGTCAAAAGACGTGCTGCCATGGGTGATGTCGTTCTCACAACTCCGATCGTAAGACGCCTAAGGGAAATTCACGGACCTGATGCGATCATAGATGTGGCAAGCGACTGTGGCTCAGTCTATGTCGGCAATCCTTATGTCAATGGGGTTTACGGCAACAATCATTCGCCGAATGGATACAGTCAGGTGATCGACCTGAACTTTGCCTACGAGAAAAAACCTGAGCAGCATGTCATAGAGAGTTATACGGAAGTCGCATTTCCGAATGGAGTCGATGGAACCTATGACAAACGTACTGAGATTTTTCCGACCGACCAGGACAGGGATATCATCCTTGAAAAGCTGAAGGCGAACGGACTTAATCCTGAACGCTGCATTGTGATGCATCCTGCTGTGAGTTGGAAAAATCGAACATGGCCAAAGGATCGCTGGCAGAAGACCGCTGAACTTCTGGCCAAGGAGGATTACAAGATCATAGTCCTTGGAGCCGGTGCTGATCATAAATGGCAGGCACCAGGAGTCTTTGATTTAAGCGGTAAACTGACGATACAGCAGATTGCATATCTGATCGGCATGTCGGCTTGTTTCGTGGGGAGCGATTCAGGTCTGCTTCATGTTGCGGGCACAACCAAAACGCCAATCGTCGGGATTTTCACCAGCGCAAAAGGTGAATGGCGGGTTCCTTTCAGAAATGGCGAATATGGGGGGGATTGCAGCATAGTCAAACCCTCCATTGAGTGCTATGGTTGTCTCGCAAAAGAGAACCGGCCAGCGGTCTTCTGTGATTGCAGGCGCGGTGATTACGCTTGTTTGGCTCAGATTACTCCCGAGATGGTTGTGAAAGCCGTTAAGGAGTTTTTGGTATGATGAACACTGAAGCGATGTATTATTTGCTTCTGGTTTTGGTTTTTTTTATAGGATTTATTCTTGGTGCGATTGTGGTGCTTTGGAATTTTGCAAAGGACAAAAGCATTGCCCGTATTGGTGAAGATGATGTCATTGTAAAAAAATCAGAGTTGGAGCATTTTAAAAGACGTTACGTTGAACATGATTGAAAGGATTTGTAATGTTTATCACTGGTTATGATAGTTTGCAGACTCAGGTTGATCGAAAACAAAAAGAATATGAAAGACGAAACAAGCCTTTTCGTTTCTATTTGCAAAGGCCGGGTGATCAGGCCGAAGTCACCTTTCTTGATGAACCGAAGCAGGCTGTTCATGAGCATAAGGTTTTCCAGGTGGGACAGCCTATGCAGATTTTCACCTGTCCCAAGTTGAATTTCAATCAGCCCTGTCCCTTTTGTGCTGCAGGGCTTCTGACAAGCTTTTCATTTTTCTTCACCGTGATTGATCATCGTCCCTATGAGGGCAAGGATCAGAAACGTCTTTTGATTGCCAATGAGGATTTGACGAAAAGCCTCATGATGATCAGTCAGCAGAACGGTGGACTTTTGAACAAGCGTCTTTTGATTATGCGTGGCCAGCAGCAAAAATCCAGCACATCTGGAAACAGCGCTCAGCTTGCCATGCGTGACATGAGGCCGCTTCAAACGGATTTCCAGATGTATCTGCGTCAACCGTATCCGCAGGATTTCCTGAAGCCATTTGACTATGTAAAAGTTTTTGATGTTGAAGATTTTGAGACGCTGGATTACTGGGCTAAGATTGGTGTTCAGGCGCGTGATGCAGCGAAAAAGCAAAAGCGCGGACAAATACACGGACAAGGACAATCGTCCTATCAAGGTCAGGGCGGTTATTCGCAGCCGAGTTATCCTGTCCACAACGGACAGCCTTCAGGCCAGGGATTTGTTGTCCAGCCGAATGCTCATCAACCGCCGCCACAGATACAGCCTCAATATCCTCCACAGGGATATCAGCAGCCGCCTCAACAGCCGTACTATCCACCGCAGCAGCAGCCGGTTCAGCCGCCTTATCCCCAATATGCTCAATCACCTGCTTTTGCCCAAGGTCCGGTTACTGGCGTTCCGCTTCACGGTCAACAGAATGAAGAAAATTTGCCTGACATTCCATTCTAGGCAAGTGGTTTACGAGTTATTATAATTTGGTGTGTTGCCCGGCTCGGGCAACACCTTCCTTCCATTTTTTTAGTTATGATTAAATCTTGTGGCAATAAAGACGATCAAAATTCGCATCAAAGATTCAACGAGCGCTAGACACCTAAAAAAAATGGCGAATTCGGTGAATTGTGTATGGAATTTTTGTAATGAAACGTCGCTTTATGCAATTCGCTATAACAATGAATGGCTATCTGGTTTTGATCTTCAAAAGCTAACAAAAGGAGTTAGCAAAGACCTTGGCATCAATTCCACTACAGTCCAGGAAGTCTGTTCAGAATATGCCTTACGCAGAAAGATTGCAAAAAAGCGAAAGCTGCGTTGGCGTGGTCAAAAATCTCTTGGATGGATTCCATTTAAGAATACCGGCATATCATTTAAATATGGGAACGTTTACTATGCAGGGCATGAACTAAAGTTGTTTCAGCCTGAACGTTTGCCTTTGAATGGTGAGTATGGATCAGGCGAATTCTGTGAGGATTCGCGTGGCCGTTGGTATCTTTGTATCTCAATCCAATATGAAGTCAAAACACCAGAAGTTTATGCTGCAGTTGGTATAGACCTTGGCTTTAAATCAACAGCTACACTTTCAAATGGTCAAAAAGTCTCTAATGGTCGCTACTATCGCATGATGGAGCGAAAGTTGGTTAAGGCTCAGCAGGGCAATAAAAAGCGTCAAGTCAAAGGCATTCACGCCAAGATCAAAAACAAGCGAATGGATGATTTGCATAAGGCGTCAACCAAGATTGTTGAAGAGAACAAGGTCATAGTTGTAGGTGATCTGCCAGCAAAAAATCTAGCAAAAACGAAAATGGCAAAATCGGTCAATGATGCTGCTACGACTATGTTTAAAACAATGCTGAAATATAAAGCGAGTGCGCATCAGCGTTGGTATGTGGAAGTCAATGAGGCTAACACAACGAGAACCTGTTCTGTCTGTCTAGCAATACCAGACAGCGCTCCGAAAGGAATGAAGGGACTCTCGATAAGAGAATGGGTGTGCTGCGATTGTGGAACTATTCATGATAGAGACATCAATGCAGCACTGAACATTCTCCGTATCGGGTGCGATACGCTAGCGTCTGAAGTGCGCTAGGAATCTCCTGGCTTGAGCCATGGGAGGGCATCAAGAGTTTTTTTCTTGAGATTATTGTCCCTAAAAAGGCAATTTGATTATGGATGAACAGCAATGATGAAGCCGAAGGTCAAGAAAAAAGTTGTAATCAGTAACATGGCATGGATCGACAAATCCACGATAAGTCCTGTCGAGATTTTTCAGTTCAAAAAAATCCTCAGCATCATTCCAAAAGTCATGAGTGACGAAGGTTCCCAGTCGATAGAGATGTTTCGTGAGACTCCTGAATGGTTTGGAATTCCCAGAAATTACTTCAGGCAGTTCGTTGAATCGAGCGGCTACAACATCAGCTATGACATTTGCCTTGGACGGAGTATTCCACCGCCAAAGGAAAGTCGAATCGAACTCAGAAAAGAGGATCAGGAGCCTTTTGTAAGGCAAATGCTTGCTTCGCTGACGTGCGGTAACTGGGGTTGTGGTATCGGTGAGGCATACACTGGTTTTGGAAAAAGTGTCATTGGCGTGAAAATCGCTCAGGAACTTGGCGTCAATGCCTTGATACTTGTTCATAACGAAGAGATACGCGATGTCTGGATCAATGCGTTGAAAAAATTTTACCCGGAAGCCAGCGTTGGGATCATTCAGGGTGATGAATGCGATTATCAAAAGGACTTCGTCGTTGGTATGTGTCAGTCGCTGATGAATGATAATGGCAAATACCCGAAGGAAATTTATCGGACATTCGGTCTTGTGTTCGTGGATGAAGTGCATCGCTTTGGTTCCAGAGCATTTGGGAGTGTTGCGCCGAAATTTAACAGCCGATATGTGTTTGGCCTGAGTGGAACTGTCAGGCGACAGGACAACTGTGAGGATGTTTTTCATTGGACGATTGGCAACATTGTTGCCTGGGCTGAGCCTTTGAATCGAGTGATGCCTATTGTATGGTTCAGAAAAACAGATGTTGAGATTCCGGTGAAGTATGAGAGCTATACCGATCTACTGGGACAGAAACGAACAAGACAGGTTGTGGATAATAGCGTTCGGTGGACAAGGCCGCATCTTTTGAGGTTTCTCGGCAAGAGTAAAAAGCGTCACAGACAGATTGCAAGGGATGTTGTGGCGACTCTTAAGAAGAACAGAAATCCACTTTTGGTCAGTGAGAGGAAGGAACCGCTCTATGAAATTTCCGAGGAAATAAAAAGAATCATCGAGTCGGATGATTTTTTCAAGGACAAGGAAATCACTCATGGTTTTTATTTTGGTGGAACCGATGATAAGGAATCATCAAGAGCAAGGCTTGATGCTGCTGCCCGATGTTCAATAGTGTATGCAACACTTCAAAAGGCGAAAGAAGGTGTGGATATCGTAAGACTTGATACACTTTTTCTTGTCACTCCGAACACGGATACCGAACAGGTTTGCGGAAGGGTTTGCAGACCAATCGTGAAAAAAGTTGACGGTCAAATGGTGAATCAGGCCAGAATGCAGCCTATCGTCTTTGATTACGTTGACACTGTTTTTTCAGCCTGTAAAAGTTCATTTCATCATCGTCTTGAACTTTATGGAAGGCTTGGCTGGAAAATACTTGATCTTCATAAAATTGATTTCGGAGATTGACAATGGATAACGAGCAAATAGAATCAAACCATATCGTAACCAAACAAACCGACGAAACGGATTCGAGGGTAAGCATCTCACTCAGCATGCAGCGGAACCTTGGAAACTATGAGCATTGTCATTTCTCCATTCGTTACGAGCAGGCGTGCAGGTCTGATGATAGAGCCATGATAACTGAAATTTTGGACAAGGAGGCTTCGCAATGGATTGCGAGGAGAAGCCATAAAATAGATCAATTCTTAAGGAAGAGAGATGAAGACAAAGGTCAAGGTCAAAACAACCAAGGAACCTAAAAAACTCGAAAAAACAAGCAGCGCGGATATTGTGAAAAATAGATCCGAGCGGGAAAAAATCCTGATCGGTGATATTGAAAAGAAGTTTGGCCAGGGTTTGATCGGTCGGGCGGGCGATATTGGATATCGCTCCATACCAAGACTATCGACAGGTGTTTTTGCTTTGGATGTTGCGCTTGGCGGCGGCTGGGCAAAAGGTCGAGTGAACCTTGTCTGGGGACCGCAATCAAGCTGTAAAACCTACCTTATGCTTAAGATGATTGCCTCTGCACAGCAGCACGATTTTTATACCAACCTCCCGCTCAGTCATGTTGAGGATGGAAAGCCATACAAGATCGCCTATATAGATGTTGAAGGCGCACTGGATTTTGACTGGGCACAAAAGCTTGGTGTTGACCTGTCAGAACTTTATTATGTCCGACCTGAACACGCAGAGCAGGCGGCTGATATTGTGGAAAGCCTTATGGCCAGCGGCGTCTTTGATATCATTGTTTTGGATTCACTTGCAGCCATGACGCCTGAAAAGGAAATGGAAGGGGACATGGGGGATCAGACTGTTGGAACCCATGCAAGAATCAACAACAAGATGTTCCGCAAAATCCAAAGCGTGATGAACAAGATCAGCAACGAGGATGGACATCTCACTCCGAGCCTTTTTGTTATCAATCAGGAGCGTGAAAAAATCGGCGTCATGTTTGGCAGCAACAAGATCAAGCCGGGTGGAAGAGGCCAGGACTTTTATACGACGATGGAAGTCCATACTCATTCACACAAGATGGAATATTTCGATACCGAAAAAACGCTTCCCAAACATGCGCACTTCAGCTTCAAGGTTGAAAAGAACAAGGCTGCTCCACCAAAGATTGAAGGTCAATTCATATTGGCCGTTGCTGATGATCCAGAAGGAACATTTGAAGCGGGTGATGTGATGGAGGACGTGACGATTCACAACTACTCGGAGCGGCTTGGTCTTTTCAAAAAGATCGACAGTACAACCTGGGAAATGTGTGGAAAGATCTATAAAAGAAAAGGTGATCTTCTCGCTGAGTGGTATCAGGATCATGGCAATCGTGATCGTTTGAAAAGACAGATGCTTCAAATCCTTTTTCCAAAGGTCTTTGCGCATGTTCAAGAAAAAAGAGCCGAAGGAAGATCCGTTGAAGGCGTGGAGAACAAGGCCGAGGAACAACCAGCCGCCACAGAAATCGGATCACAAGACAGTCAGTCAGCATGAATCGCAAATATCGAGAGCGCTCGGTGGACAGGAGCACATAGGTTCGGGACGACTCACCGGATGGAAATCCGATGGAAGCAGTGAGTGGTATCAGATTGAGTGCAAACAAACTGAGAAGGCGTCGATCGGTATAAAGGTGGAATGGCTTGATAAGATAACAGAAGAAGCCATGCCTTGCGGAAAAATTGGTATTGTAGCCATACGCTTTTTAAATGTTGAGAATCAGTTGACGCCACAGGATTGGATCTTGTGTCCTGCTTCAGAATTTTTTAGATTGCAGGCACTTCAGACTTGACCGCCGAAGTGAAGTCGTGATTCCATCCCATTCATGGAATCCATATTGATAAACAAATCGTGTGTTGCCAGGGATTGGTGACAAGGGTTTTTTGTGGCTGTTTCAGTTGGTTTGGATCTATCGCTTCGCCAGACTGGTGTTGCTGTTATCACCGATACTGCCAAGGCTGAATACTTCAGTTTCGGTCGTGCCTTGTCGCAGGATGCAGGCAATTACGATAAGATCAAGCGATACATAGATTTGACACAGGGAATTTTAAAGGTGCTGAAAAACTATCCAGACGCCTTTATCTCGATGGAGAACTATGGTTTTGGCGGTCCTGGGCTTGCTGTGCAGTGTGAGTTTGGTGGAATCGTAAAATCCCAGATATGGCTTGCCTATAAAAAGGTTCCGGTGACGCTTCCTTCCACCGTCATACGAAAGCTGCTTCTGGGAACGGATAAGACAGCGGGCACAATCAAGGAGCGTGTTGCCGACCGACTGAAGCTTCTGGGTTATCCGAAAGCCAAAAATTATGATGAAACGGATGCACTGGCTGTGGCGCATGTCGTCAGACAGCTTTTCACCGAAGCCAAAACGCCTTACGAAAATGAAATCCTTGGACGACTGATGCAGCAAATGAGTCGAGGGAGCTAAGCCGGTGCAAGAAGTCAACTTAACGTTGCTATCTGGAAATGTAAGCAAAATTGACTATAGCAAAACCATAAAAGTGCAGGATGAAGTCGCGTCATTCACGTTATGTGTTGACCGTGACGGCCAAAATACTACACTGGTCAGAGTCAATGCGTATGGTTCTCTTGTGCCGCGACTCAGGGATTTCGCCGTGCAGCCGGGGGATTTTCTCATCGTGCAGGGTGAACTGATGAATCGTTATCTGCAGTCGAAACAGGCCAAGACGCTTGAATTGAAGTTACTGGACTTTAAAAAGGTCCCAATCCAAAAAGGTGATCGCTATGCAGAATCAACAGGGAGTTGAGTTGGTCGAAGACATGCCTTTCGTTACCGATGAACCAGCCGATGATCCACAAATGCTTGTGACGATCGACGCTGACTCGGGTGAAATTGAAGAAGAAGAAATGCCCGAGGATACTCCCGAGAATCGAGCGATCCTTGATCGTGTAAAGAATGCGAAGCACAATCTCACCAATCAATGGCTGCAGCTTGCTGCTGATCTATATGAAGTTCAGGAAAAAAAGCTTCATCGCCTTGCAGGCTTTGAAAAGCTGGATCAATATTTCAGTCATGTTATCGACAACACACCACGCTATGGTTTTGAACTCACCGCACTTCATAAATATTTTCACATCGAACTCAAAGGCATGCTTGTGGACCGTCCAGAGGTTCATCAGTCTGTTGTTGAGAAGATCAAAAACATTGGCGTTACCAAGACCAAGGAAATCGCCAAGGGCAAAATTAAAGATCCAGATGTCCTTGTCCAACTCATCGACGAAATCAGCCAGCCGCAGGAAAACGGTTACATGGCCACGGTTGAGCAGGTCAAGGAGAAGATCAACAACTATAAGCTTGCCCTCAAGGAAACGGTCGGCAGTGTTGAACTCGATGAGAAGGAAAGAAAGCGCAAGGAGCGCCAGGAGCAGAACAAGAAGGAAATTTTCAAATTTAAAATTCCTTATGGACAGGCTGAAAAAGTAAAGGAAGCGCTTTCGCGTGTCATTACAAAGCACGGGATGGACGACAATGAAAAGTCCAAGTCGCTGGCCTTCTTTCGTATCTGTGAGGAATGGCAAATTGAAAATCAGGCGGCGGTTGATGGAACCCGTCCTGGCCTTGAGTCTGAACTGAAACGTCTTGAGGATATCTATTCCTGTAAGCTTGTCGCCTTCCCGGCTGATGCATCGGGCAATCTCAGAGTGGATGCCGAGGGCATGTCCATCATGTTTGGTGAGGAAACCTTTGCCGAAATCGTTGCAGAGGATGATGAGCCAGCCGAAGAAAAAACTGTCAGCTAAGCAAAACCCTGGTCTTTTGCGGTATAATCACAAGGGACCAGGAAAACCCAAGTGAACTTGAGTTCACTTTTTGAAATTTTCCTGGTTTGGGGGAATTTCGATGTCTTGCACTACCGAAGTCTATTTTAGAAAAATTTTAAATATAGAGGCAGTAGTCAATCGCATGGGTTGTAACCAGACCATATACTTGGTCCAGTGTGATACCGGACCAAAACTGTCGTTCACCATTCTCGATTGTGATTCCCAATCAGTTCTTACTGGTGTCAGTGGAGTCAAGCTTTTCCTGAACAGGATCAGCAGCTGTGGTGTATCCGAGTGCAATATCACCAACGAAGGTCATGAGAGTCTTTCCGGTGTCGATCCCGTCAACGGAAAGTGGACCTATGTGCTTCAGCCGGGTGATGTGTCGGGAGCGGGGACCTATTTTGCTGATTTGACCGTCTACTATGATGATGGTCTTTGTGAAACCAACTTTCAGCCGATTCGCATTTTTGTAAGAGAAAGCTGCAAACCATGTTGTTAAACGAAAATGGCATTCGCTTCGATCAAATGGGAAAGGTTCTCTGGCATGATGAAAAGCAGGGACTGACCATCTATGCCGGAAATATTTTTGAGGGAAGAACCGTCAAGGGCAACACCAATCTCGTTGTTGCCATGAGGGTTCTGCAAGGCCAGATGTATTACATGCACGGTGACAAAGCCAAAAAGGTTCCAGTGGAAACCTTTGTCCGTGCGGTTTTGAATGGTGATCTTATTCCCCGGAATGTAAAAGAGGTTGACGCTGAACGCCTGAGCATGTGCGCAATAGGACTTGATAGCATTGCCAATCGGCGCACAGCCGAGGAAACAATCAAATTCTATGGCGATCAGGCTGAGGAACGTTTTAACGCATCCTGACAAAATGGTCTTACGGTTACAGGGTGATTTGAATGAAAACTGAAATTGCGATGAAGTTCAAGCTGCCGAAGGAATCTTATGAATATGAGATATACAGTCAGGCAGAGGATATGCACCGGGTATTGAACGATATGCAAAAGTTCCTGTTTTCGGGCAATCAGGATTTGAATCTTGAGGACATCCAGGGATACTGGCGGGATGTCACTTCCGGTTTGAAGCTATGAACAAAAAGCGCATTTCAAAGCGAATACCAATCAGTGACAAGCTTGCAACGGATCAGGTTGGCATTCAAAGGCTTGAGGAACTGAAAAGCCTTTTTGAAAGGCATCGACTGACAAAAACGCAGAGATATCTGGCCACGATCAATGTGCTGAAGTCTTTGCAGCTTGATAAACGTCTTTGGCGCATCCAGGATGGAAGCCTAGTTGAATAGGGATTGATATGGAAATCAGACTTAAGGAAGGCGCAAGCCTTCGCTGTGAGATTACGGGAACAGAGGAAAAGGCGCTGGTGAAACTTCAAACCGATTCGGGCGAAACTCCCTGGATGGGAATTGAAGCTTTAAGAAAGGCTTATCGGATTCTGGCTCCAATTGCACAGGAGCCACAGGAACTTGAGCCGATCGTTCAAAAAAAAAGAGAACCTGACATTCATCTTTTGACCGATCCTCCCCAGCTGCAGGTTCAGCCCGCTCCCCAGCCGCAGGCAAAAAGGCAGCTGTCGCAGTCCGATATACAGAACCTCAGTGAGTTTCAAAACCAGCTGGTTGACCTGATCAATGATCCCCCGCCGATGAACGATCGTGGTGGTGCTGATGGACTCTCGGAAGCGCACATAAGGGGGCTGATCCGTGATCACCAGGGACGATTTCAAGACCCGAGTGCGCTTTATCCAATTCTTCAAAGGCACCTTGGCATGGCTAGGGATCGCTTCGAGAAAATAATTGAGATGAACCAGAAGAATAGAGCCTAAGATGGAAACTGAAGTCACGATAATCGAAGGTCCAACGTATCAATATGTCCCATCGCTCGATGGTTCATACTATGTGAAGGTTGAACTTGTCAAAGGCGTGACAAGGGTTGATAACTATTCGGACCGGGAAATGATCTATCACAGGACTTCGTATGCTTCATCCGTTAGCGGCGAATATGAGACGCTGTGGCTGAGGCCGTTTGGATATGAAAGTGTCTCAGGAACCGATTACAGATCTTGATGAGTTTGCAAAAGAGGAACACAGAAAGGCCATGGACGGCTGCAGTGGAATGTTCTTTTCACTTTTCTCCATGGCCATTCTTTGGATTCTCCTGGGGGTATGGCTTTGGATGCGGAATTGAAACGGACCAAGTGTGTTGTGGCTCGAAAGTTTGGTGAGTCGGTCTATGTTGGTGAAAGCAAAATAACCATCCAAAAAAAGAAGAGAAGTCAAAACACTTTTCTTCTTGTCATCGAGGCTCCCCCGGACATCGTCATTCTCCGGGAGGAAATCAGTGAAAAATATAGTGGGCAAAATGAGCCAAGCGCAGTTGATCCATGTTAATGTTATGTAAAAGACATTGACGTGGAGCGCCTCATGATTGACGCTTACAAGGGTTTGCGAAGCAGCTATGACTTCGGCATGCTTCAGATACAAACGCCAAGTTTCGCTGTCACCTTCAGCAGCCGTGATCGAACAGTCGTTGTTTTTTTCAAGCTTGGATTTTTGGATATGAGGCCGGTTTTCTATTTCGATGTGAAGGACTATCTCGTTCTCAATCGAAATAACAGGCCAAAGCCTGAGATAGATGAAAATGCGTTGAAGGAAGCTGTGATAAAAAAGGCTTCGCAGCACTTTGATACGTTTTATATCAGAACTGATGAAAGAGAGGATTTTATTGTCACAAGTCCTCTTGAAACTATGGGAGTAAAAGAGGAACACAGGCTTGTTTGTCTTGCCCTTGAGCGAAAAATAATCCCGTTTGAGGAATACTTTGAATCAGAGGGCATCGGTTGATTTCCACCATTGCTGGGCATTTTTTGTGATGTCAAGAAATTCTTCCAGACTGATCCTCAAAAGTTTTTCGTCAACTATGAGCCAAAAATGTTGTGTCAGAGTTTTCACAGCGGCTATACTCATGGAACTGTCCCAGAGAAAAATAGGCTGTTTTTCGTTCCAGGTTTTGCCGATGGATTTTCCAAACAGCAAAAGATCCTCAGTTGACGTGGCATGATCCAGGTCCTGAAGGTGGATCATAAAAAAGCTTCTCATGGTGTGTGCCTCATGAAAATTTTGTTTTTGTCTGATAAGAGCGTAAACTATTCACAGGAAAACCTCGAAAAGATTTTCAAGACAGCCGTTCTCCCATCGCTTCACTCCATCGAGGAAATTGCAATCGTCACAGCATCAGAGCCTGAACTTTTTGCCATTCGCTGGGCAAGAAAGCTTCGCATTCCCTATCTTGGCTTTCTTTATAATGTTCAGGCCGCTTTGGATTATGCTGATCATGTGATTTTGATCGGTGAAAGCTGTGAAGATGTTTTGCCTGAAATTGAAAAAAGGGGTAAAACATATCTTCGATGTTTTATGAGCGAAGGGCTTTCCTCGTTTGAAGGACTTCAACCAGTGAAAGCCTGATTTTATGAACCCAATACTTTTTATTGTGGCCAATGGAATTTTGATTTTTGCGATATCGTATTTGTGCGGTGCTCTTATCGCGCTATACGGTAACAAAGATGACAAAAGGCATGATGATGAATGATGTTTCACAGATTTTTTTGATTTTGCTGATGTTTGAATTCAAGAAGCTTCTTTGTGATTATCCGATTCATCCGACATTCATTTTGAAAAAGTTCCAATCAGAAAACTACAAGGCGTTTGCCTTTCATTCCTTTGTCCATTCGTTCTTCACCTTTCTCATTATCAGCATCATGACCGATGCAGACATGGGACTGTCTCTCACGCTTTCATTCTTTGAATATATCGTTCACTTCGCTCTATCGCTTTGGAAGAGTCGCAGTCAGCTTATGGCAAGGTTTCGTCCCCTTGACCTTGATGAATTTTTGGTCGCTGACAAAAAATCAAAATTCCATCACCGCATGTATTGGGGTATCTTTGCTGTCGATCGCATGATTCATCAGGGACTTTATCTTTTGATCCTTTATGTTCTTTGCAGTCGTGGCCTTGTCTATATCATGTAAGGATGAAGCGATGAGATTTGGTATTTTGGTTTTTGTGTCTTTGGTTTTTTGTTCATGCACCAATAAGGAAAAGGTTTCCTTTGAGACAGCTGAGGAAGCGAGAAAAGTCGCAAGGGAGAATTCGGGAGTGCTTGCCCGTCAATTCCGAGCCGAAATGAAGATGGATGATTATGACCTGATGCTGCGTGGTGATTCGACGATTACAGTTGATTGCCCGCAAGGTGATGGTTGGGCTTCGATTGACATGCTGAACAAAAAAACAGGTGAAACCGTTAAACTCAAGTGCTCCACGGTATCAGCAGGCATAGGCTGCATTCTTGATTCAGACTTCAAGCAGCGTGCCCAGTATGCAAACAAGGAAGGTAACTGTGACAAGGACGTTCCTCATCCACTTCCAAAGATCATGAACTGATGATTGCTGTTACGCTATATCAGCCTGAACTTCACACGTTCAAAAGCATCAAGCCCTACTACACTCATCGAAAGGAAGTGCGGGGGTTTTATCTTCCCGCTCCTTTTGAAGCCGCTGATGAGTCCTGGTATCGTTATCTCTTAAGGGAATTTATCCATATTGATGGAGTGCGGTATCTGGCAAACTCGGTATCGCTGGTGGATAGGGACACGATTCTTGTGATGGTATCGAGCCTGTGAAAAAAGGCAGGAAATCAATGATTCCCTGCCTTCGTATGGATAGACGACGTTGTTGCTCCGCTTCACATCCTACCGTTTTTTTTCTTCGACATCCATTTTCTGAATACGCTGGAAATCCATTTCACTGACACCATAAGACTTCCAGTCACCATCAAGCCGATCATAACCATAGATATCAGGATCAGTGTTGTCATGATTGCAAACTCCCTCGCAATGGTTCGCATGACTCCGTTCCCCTGTGATCGCCTTATCCTTGGGCGAAAGGAAAAGGCGCGAGTAGGTAATGCTGAAGACAAGAATGAAAATGGAAATGAGGATGAATAGGTATTTTCTCATGTCCCCGCCTTTCATGATAGTCTAAAAGGAACAGAGACATAATAGCACAGTGCTTATTTTTTAGGTAGGGTGTCGTCAAAACATTTGTGCTGCGGACCATCGAGTTGAACATCGGAAAGATCGTACTTGGTCATGAGCAGCCTGAGCATGATGTTGTTGCCCGGTCCCAGCTGATTCATGAGCCAGCCAATGCAATGCGCCTCATCGCCAACGGGTGACTCATGGCAGGCCATAACCCGAATCGTAGGCTCAAGCCTATGGCGGGATACATCATTGGCTATGGTTCCCCTCAGATGCTCATGCTTTTTTTCGTCATAGCCGTTTGGAATATCGCGGGGATTGGTTGATTTCTTCCAAGGGCATTTTGCGCATTGTCTGGTTCTTTTTAGCTGTTGTTTTTCATGGCTCATTCCGGCAATCCTTATTTCTGATTCAGCGGAGTCATATCATGAAAAAAACAGCATTGAAAATTGAAGATGCCTTTTTCTTTGATCGTATCAGGCCAGAGGACAGGCGCGGTTTCTTTACAACGGTTTACCAAAGTGACTGGCATGAACTCGGTCCCGAGGTTCAGTTTAACGTGAGCCAAAGCCGCAAGGGTGTCTTTCGCGGACTTCATTATAGCCAGGGCACTCAGCCGGAAGCCAAGTTTGTATCGGTCCTGAAGGGTGAGATACTGGACTTCATCTTTGATGTAAGGCCAGGGAGCAAAACCTATGGCATCATCCAGGCTGTGAAAATTTCATCCTATCCCCCGCGCACGATTTATATCCCGCCTGGGTGTGCGCATGGCTTTGTGGCTCTCGATGATTCGCTTGTTGCTTATGCAGCAACGAAGCTTTGGAATCCCGAGGATGAGCGTGGATACAATTGGCAAAGCGATGCGACTGGTTTTTTTATCAAGACCAACATGGAATATGAATACATAGATCCATCAAAGATCATCATCAGTGACAAGGATCAAGTTCTGCCATTTTTTTGAGGTTTTAGACTTATGGAAACATTGCCTTCGGATCAGGTGTCTTATGTAGCCTTTGTGGACTTTGAAACAACCGGACTTGATACCCAAAAGGATTTTGCTGTTGAGTTTGCGGCTGTCGTTTATGAACCTTTAACTCGCAGGTATATCAAAAGTTTTGAAGAGATAGTAGGAACCACGATTGATGCTTGGCATCTTAAAACTCTTTCCGAAATCAGCCGCATTGAGGCAAGAGATCTTTCACTTTTTTATAACCCTTCGCTTGAGCAGTTCCGCTATTTTTATCATCTCTGCAGGGAGCGCTTCATCACAACCATCGTTGCTCATAACGCTGAGTTTGATCGTTCGTTCTTTGATCGACTCTGTCAGTCGCATAATCTTCCGCTTCTTGAGGTGCGGTGGATGTGCAGCTTCAAGGATTTCAGTTATAGGGATGGTATCAAAGCCAAATCTCTTAGTTATCTCTGTGCCGATCATGGGGTATTGAACCCGATTCCTCACCGTGGATTGGCCGACTGTTTTGGGCTTTTTTTCATCGCAAGACAGTATGACTGGAATGAACTGACAATAAATGCCAACTATCCATCCATCCAGCTTCAGGCCATGGTTTCTTATCATGATCGGCAAAAGGCAAAGGACGCCGGGTTCAGATGGGACGGATCGCGGTGGATCATGGACGCAAAAGAGACGCCTGATTTTCAGAAGGTCATTGAGACATTTCCCTTCCGGGTTGAGAAGGTGAAGTAATCGACAAGCTTTCCTCAAATGGCTATAATTTGAGATACAGTGCGGACCAGAGGAATTGATGCTGCTCAGTGAACTCATAAATTCTTTGATGCAAATGAGAGCCCAGCTGCCAGCGGACTCCGACAATCCAAGAATCATGATCCTTCGTGACGGCGAACTGCGACCTGACATAGGTTTTGGTGTGATCAGTGTTGAGGAATTCGGGGAAAATTTCCTGATGTTTTGCAGCCAGGATGACATCGAGGAAGGTCCAGATTTTCCCGGTCCGCATTTAAGGCTTATTAAAGATTCCGACTGAACTTGAATTCAGTTGACTTATAAAGGCAAGGAAAAATGGTCAAGACCGCGACTCAGCTTCAGGACATTGATACAAGCCTCGAAACAAGACTTCCCGCGATTGTCCAGCTATCCAAAGTCGCGGCTCCCTTTACCACTGTTCAAAACCGTGCTCAGGTCACAAATTTCGCAGCCGATCTTCTGCCTCGCTTTGGTATTGAGCGCTTCGCCGTTCAGGCTATTCAGGAAATCCAGGGCGAATATGGTCCGAACGGTGAGAGGGTATTTAAGCCGGTCAACGACATTCATGATGCCGTGCGGTTGGTAGGAACCTGGGTTCAAAACGCCAATATTTCAGGTCAATATATTGGTACAGGTGGAGCAGTTAACAATTCAGATTATATTGAAATTACCTTTTATGGGACAGGATTAAACCTGATTACCATTACTGGTAATACCAACCTCAGAACAGTTGCTGTATCTGTTGATGGTGGTTCTTCCTCTACAGTTCAGTGGGATATCGCTACAAATTCTGCTATTAAAACCAACAGAAATTATAATGCGAATGATATTGTGTCGATGGTTCAAGGTCTTTCTGTTGGTTTGCACACCGTAAAAATCCAGCAAAACAACAACACAAACTTTTTTGTTGTAGGTTATGAAGTCGTAAATGCAAACTCCACACTTCAGCAGCTTCCTGGTTCTTCCTACGCTGGCGGCCAACGCCTCTATGCTTCAGCCCTAACAACATCAAGTCCGACATCAGGCTTCACGAATACCTATGGCACTCCCGGAACTCGCGGCGGTCATGTGCTTGTGTATCAGAAGTCAGATGGAACGATTGCCAAAGACATTCGATATACAGAAACGGCTGCAGCTTATCTGGCAAGTGCCAATCATGCGAATGAAGAAGTGATCAGGATTCATCATTGGCGAGAGTTTGGTGCGGGAAGGACTGATGATTTTAGTAGTCTATTGAGCGGCGGTGCAAGCAAAGCATTTACTCTCGATGATGGAACAACGACCTTGACCGGGGATACTGTCAGCACTCCTACAAACGAAGGTTTAGCCTGCGCAGGTTCAGGCAAATTCTGGACTTTGACTTTTGTTGGAACTGGACTCGATTTTATAAGAAGTGACACCAACACAATTGCTGTAGATCAGCATACGGTTTTTGTTGATGGTAGTTCTGTCGGAACGCTTACAGGTACAGGAGTAACGACTCAGCGAGTGCAAAAAATTTGCTCAGGTCTTCCCTACGGAACGCATACTGTGCGTTTAAACAGGGATGCTTTTGTTAATGCTGGTATTCTGGCTCATCAATTGATCATCTATGGTCCCAGGATTCCAGCCCTGCCGACAGGCGCTGTAGCCCTTGCTGATTATTTTGTTATGGCTGATTTTGCAGCAAATGTCACAGCTGGTTTGGATAACCTTGCGACGGGAGTTTTAAGAAAAAATGCGACCAGGGAAATGATTTATGCGACTCCCAGTGGTTCTTATGCGGTAGGATTAGATCCGACTTTATATGTCAGTGGGCAGCAAGTAACGATTGCAATTTCTGGCGCATCATTAAAATATACTTTTTTTGGAACTGGTTTTGAATTGCGAGGGAGAGCCAATACGGTTTTCACTGGAAACGCTACCTTAAGCATTGATGGTAATGCAAATTGGTCAAGTTTCAGTTCAAGTGCTTATGGTGGTTTTTCGATAGTAAATTCAACAACAGGCCAGATAAGTCAAGCTGCATCCAATACTTTGGGATCGGGAATTCGTATATCTGGTCTGACATTAGGTCTTCACACGATTACCCTAACCAACAATGCAGCATCATCTTATGTTATTGAAGCATTGGACGTTATCACTCCCATCCACGCTCCCAAGTTGAATGGTCCCTTTGTTGTCCAGAACACCTTGGCGATTGGATCATGTGCGGTAAGGGATTTGCGGAGTTTTGGTGAAAACCAGATCGTTCAACAGAAATCCTGTTCGCAGGCTATCGGTGTGACATCCGGGGTTAGTTCTGCATCAACAAGTTATGTGCCTATACCAGATTTATCCGTTTCTGTTGTCGTTCCAAAGTCAGCACTATATTTATTATCTTACAGTTACACGGCAACACCAACTGGCGCTAGTTCGAGTCAGACTAGCAAAATGTTTCTTAATGGTGCAGAAGTTGGTGTTGAAAAGAGATCCGATGCAGGAACTGCCACTAGTCCGCAGATTAGTACAGCCGACCAGTTTGTAGCCTTTTTGACTGCTGGCGTTCATAAGGTCGATGTTTATTGGAGAACGAACGGAACCGGAACAGCAACATCCAATGGATTGGCAAGAAATTTGACTGTCCGTGAGTTGTGATATTGACTGAATTCAAGTTCACTTTTTAAACCGGCAGGGAAGAAAATATGGCTTTGGCTCCACGAATAGACTCGATTCAGGCTGGCCAGAATTTGGCGATAAACGGGAACTTTGATTTCTTTCAGCGTGGTGTGGGACCAATCACAACAAATAACAATGTTTTGACTTTTTTGGCTGACAGGTTCAGAGTTCAAAATACACTGACAAGCAATGTGCAAATAGAGCGGTCAACAGATGTCCCTACCTTGGCCCAGTCTGGATTTCAGTCACAATATAGTTTGAAATTAACCAACAGCGCCTCACCGAGTAGCCCAACCACAGGATATGTGAATGTGCGGTATGTTGTTGAGGGTTATGATTATCAGCAATTGCATGGCAAACCTTTTCGAGTCCAGGTGTGGGTAAAGTCAAGTTTGGTTGGTACTTATAGTTTGTGTTTTAAAAACAATGCTGGCACTAGAAGTTATGTTTCAACTTGCACAATTTTTGCGGCTAACACCTGGGAAAAAAAGGTGGTCGATCTTACGGGTGATACAGCAGGAACTTGGTTATTTGATAATAGCGCTGGTCTTCGTGTGCTTCTAAATCTTCAGACTCCATCATCAGCTGAAACATCATCACTCAATACTTGGCTTGAAGATGCTGGCAATGCCATTTTCGCATCCAGCACTCAGACTGATTGGGCTGCGACTGCCAGTGCAACATTCTTTATAGCGCAGGTTTCGATTATCCCTGGTTCATTTTCTTCTGATACTGATATTCCATTCAAGAGAGCAGGCCGAACCATCTCTGATGAGTTGGCGATGTGTCAGCGGTATTATGAGAAGAGTTATGATATCGACACGGTTCCCGGCACTTCAACCGGGGTTGGTATATCTATGTTTAGATCTTCAACTGATGCTGGTGCTAACGGCGGTGGAACAATTTATTATAAAGCTATAAAGCGAAACATAGCGAACGCGCCAATCTTTTATCGTCAAACAGGTGAGTTGGGTAATTGGAACTATGCGCAAAATGGTTCGAGTGGTTTTGCAACAATGTCAGCACAATTACAGGGACAAACTTCAGTTTCTGTTTTTGGTGCTGGTGTAACAAATTGGGCACCCCTAACCATTTATGGCCATTGGACTGTTGATGCCGAACTTTAACCAACCAGCCTGAGCAGTGGTCTTTGCTTGATAAAAATTCTCAAGACAAACTGCTGCTCATCCTGAGTGACGAAGAGATATTGGATATAGATGTGTGAAGTTGTTTGATCGTGGACCATAATCCCTTGAACGATTTCAGTTTTATGCAGAGCCAGAATGAAAGCAAACTGGTCCATTTGAAAGTCTTCAAGGTTTATCTGATAGACCGTCTTGGAGCCTGAGAGATAAGGGACTATTTTGCCCTCGGCAATGGCTGAATCAAAATTGAATATTTGACGTTGAATCGGTGCGGTCTGGACCGGCTCATCTTCTTTTGGTTTGATGGTGTTGATGATGCGGTAAGCCAATCCAAAGAAAAGTCCCATGGCTGAAAGAATCAACATCATTCCAAGCATATCATCAATAGTGGTGAGGCACTGACTCATGCCAAAAAACACGGTGCCAGTTACCGCTATGACATATTGTTCAAAGACATTCATTTCATCAAGCCACATGGCATATACTCCTTGTTTTTTGTCCTACCAAACTCACCACACATAATACTTTTCGACAAAAAAAGGGGAACCCTTAGTGCTAAAGGATTCCCCTGGAATATGCAGGAGATAGCGCGATTTTTACCTCGCGTATCAAAAGGCCATGAATGCCAGTCTCATCTGTGTTTCGGCTACTTTCTTACGAAAATCTGTTATCTCTTGAAGAGTTACTTTCTGTATGCCTCTGCCTGTGGTTGAAGCCAAATATTGCAGGCAGTCATTTTCGTTAATGGTGTCCGGCTTGATGTCCATGAACTGAATCATCAGATGTTCATAACCAGTTGATAGCCAGTCTATGATGTCCTGTCTTTGAATCCCTGTAAAAGTTTTGAGAAGCCAATTTCTCTCTTCCTCATCACTCATCATTTGAATTCCCATTTCATCAATCTGTGCAGCAAAGTTTGGGTTGGTCTTATACATGACCTTAAGGCTCAGTGATTCCAGGAGCAGCCTTTGCTTTTCCTCTTCCTCATTCCATTCAAAGCATGGATTGGAAAGCGGGGAGTCCGGTTCCCTTTTGATTGAATGTGGCTGTTTTTCGATTCTGTCGATAGCCCTTGCTAGGATTTTGGTTTTCTCCCGCCAGGGAAGTTCGTTGCCCGAGAATTTGAAAAACATTGATCCATCGGGAAGGAGTTCTATCATCTTTTCAACTGGAACTTCTGAGTAACTGCGATACCCATCAAAGACCGTTACAAGCGTTCCTCGCGGCTGATTCTCTGCAAACCTTTGGTAGGCTGCTTCCAGCATTTCGATTTGTTCGTTATTGCCATTCATCGCGGCTCTAAAGCCTTCAAAAAATCCCATAATCTCATCCTTAATCATGTCGTTTTGAAAAAGTATTCACATTCTTTTTCAAACCGTATCAACATAAAAACAATATCATCTTCACAGTTTTTTCCTGAATATTCCGTTGTGACTTCCATCGCTGTTCTGAACCCGGCATAAAAGGCTTTCTTCATTTCCATTGCTTGGATAGGGTGACAGCCCTTTGGCAAAATGATTTTTGCAAACTCCTGCCATATCTTTCCAAGCGTTATCTCATCAATGGGAACTGTCTCTGCCAGCTTTTCAATATTCATTGCTTTCCCTTACCAATAATGAGCGATTGGTTTTAACTCATCAGAGCATGCAAGCGCATTCAAAAAGAGTGCATTGGCGAATATTCCGATGAATCTCACATTCTTCACTCCCAGGTTTTCAACATCACATAGTTCCGGGCTTTCTATGGATCTATGATTACGGCAGGCCAGCGGTCTTACCGGGTATATCGAGCAGAGGTTGTCAGGCTGAAGAAAGGGACAGGCTTTCTCGGAATAGACAGAATGATCCCATGCGCTTCCCTTGTCATTTTTTTGCCATGACTTATGAAGCTTCATGCGTTCCATATTCAGATAGGTGTCGGGGTTTTTCCGAAGGTATTCCTTGATAAGGAGCGCTTCCCCATTGGTCATAAGCACCTGCTGATAGCAGCAGAATGCACATGCTTTTCTGCAGGTTGATTTTTCCCTTGAGTCCTCGGTTAGATCGTATTGCAGATTGTGATAGTCAACGACAAGACTTGCTATGAACTTTGTGACCTTAACCTTTGGCTTGCCTTTAACCCAGTTCGTGATCTTTTGCAAAAGGACAAGAAGTCTCATTTGCTCCCAGTGCGGTATAGGCAGAATGAAAGAGCCAAAGTTCTCAGAGACGAAAATTTCAGGATCTTCACTCAGAACCTTGGCCGCCATGGTTTTTAATTCCTGCTCTGTAACTTCCTTTGTGAGGATATTATTTATTTCATTTTTCCATTGTTTTATGACGTTGATGTCAAGCATCAGCGATTCGTCGATATCGAATCCGAACAGGGCTTCAGTCATCACTTCAGTCATTGCTCAGACCTCTTCATTGAATACACCGTTCTTGACCAGTTTGCTTTGCCCGAGAACCTTAAGGATTTCTTCCATGGTGCATATCACTTCCAGTTTTTCACCATCCTTGAAAACCAGCATCATGCTGTTTTTGGTTTTTTGAAGGAAGTATTTTATCTCAGACAACGGAACGCAGATTCGTCCCATCCCGGCATCATTCCCTTCCTTGATTTTCCTGCCTATTGTGTCAATGTTCTGTGCGGTAACTTGAATTTCCAGGTGCGTGTGACTCAGCTGAAAAACGATATAGACGTTATCAATCGGCGCTGGGGGGAAGAACATCTGTCTGATCCTTTGTCATGGTTGGGAGTGTTACGTTTTGAGGTTCGGCTGGACTCTTGTTGCCGTTGTTGTCATACAGGCTATATTGGGAAAGGTCTGGTTTAGGCCAAATGGTTTTTGTCTCAGCCCTATAGCCCTGCCTTACTCTCACGTCCCTTTCATCAATCCAAAGAACCGTCTTCCATGGAAAGCGAAAGATCAGATCATCTATTCCTGCAATCCTACTGGCCTCGGTGAGCAAAGGGCATGGATCGTAGTCGGTAGCAACGATTACCATTCTTTGTTTTTTGCTTTCCTCGGCAATCAAAGTTTTGAGCGTTGCTTTGAATATTCCCAGCTGTTCGGCAGTCAGTCTTGGAACTTTCTGGCTTGCATCATTGGCCATAATCGTTCCATAGCCTGCTGGATCACCGCTATCGTGTACGACAGGCGCGGTGATAACATTCGTCCACCATTCGGCTGCAGCTTCGATTGCTTCGGCTGGTAATTCTCTATCCATGTTTTTCATACGGCTTCCTTTGGAGGCAAAAGTTTTTTGAGTTCGGTCACGACTTCAATCCAGTCGATATCCTTATCCTGGATTTGCTTCAGCAGCGGGTGTCCTTTGGATTCAATGCGTTCGTTCTTCCATAGGGCTTTAAGGTTCCCAATGGCTTCCTTCATCGGATCTTCGGCAATCTTTAAGGCATAGCCTTCAAGATCGGGTTCACTGCAGATATAGACAAAGCATCGCCTTGTCGCTACCGATCGCCAGACTTTTTTAAGTTCCACTTTCTTCCTTCCTCTGCTCTTTAATTGTCACTTCAACTTCAACGAGTGGATCATCAAACTTCGCTTTCATCGAAAGCCAGTCCGAATTGATATTTTCCTGTCGCAAATATCGCAGGCGCTTCCAGGAGCCGTGAGAGATTCTTTTCGAGGATGTATTCTTCAGACAGTCTTAGCTCTGTCTCAGGAATGATGGATTCATTCTGCCGGGTGTAGAAATGAAGAAATCCATTGTCCCAGCTTTGCAGTGTGCTGTGGATGGTCTTGAGTGTATTTCTGTCCTGACTAAACTCCTGCCATTCCGCACTTGCTGGCTTACCATTTATGAAATGAATGAAGATTTGGCATTTATCGACAAGACATGGGGATGATGGTTTTCTGAGAGCGATGCAAAGCTTTTGGATGTCGTTGATAAATCCTTTAGGTTCATCCTCTGACCAGTGACATTTTCCACAGAATCTTCCCTTGCAATATTGACCGCATCCCTCACAGTGACTCTGCATATCTTCCAAGGCCGCTTCTTTATAGTGGAGTTCGCCAAGCATGCAGAACTGAAGGACGGTCGGATCAATTATTTTTCCAGAAGGATCAACCAGCCATGCATGAGGGTATTGTTTTGGAAAGTCCGGGTGAGCGTTGTCAGGGTTCTGAAAGCTGAACACATAGCCTTTTTTGAGTGTAAGTTCGGGAAAGTCTCTTTTCATGGCAGTTACGAACTCGACACACTTATTCCATTGGCTGTGCGCGTCCTGGGGGAATATGATTTGCATATATCTGATGTAGTGCTCGGTAATCACAATTCATCCTCTTATTTTTTGATCGTTATGGAACTTCAAGATTTTGTAGTGCGGTTTGACCGGCAAGCCATGCTTTTTCAGATAGGGGATGATTGATAATCATTTCCAGTGCCTCTATTGCATCAAGGAACTTTGAGAGTGTTTCGCTTTGAACCTCATGTATTGAGACTGTGACTCCCTGATTTCTGTCTATCATTTTTCTAATGGCTTCACCTGATACCAGTTCCTTGCGGTATAGCTCATGGAGTTTCATGGGTTTGAACCTGTCAAACTTGGGTTTGATTTTTGATAAAGCAGGGGTTTTTATCATGGGGGTATGGTATTATCAATCAAGAGAAAGTGGGGAATTGTAATAGGTGCGGTTTGGTTTAGGTGCTATTCTGATTGAGAGTCAAAAGATCCAACCAAGTCAACCATTCAATATAACCTCACGATATCATTAAAGAATAAAGCGCTATGGATGATGATTCACTCATGCCATAGTGATCGTTTTTTCTCTAATGTAAAAGAATTCTGCACATTTTCCCTGAAATTCCCAGCCATTATCATTCTCAACTCAGCCGCTCCCGCAGCCAATGAATCGTTAGATTTATGCTCTTGCCAGAAAATTTTTCTTGCCTGATAACGGTCCTTCATTAAGAGGACAGTTCAAATGGGCTTTACCGCACGTCAATTGGAAATGGTTGAGATATTGAAATCTGGCGTGGCTTTTTTGGAGTCACAGCCGAAAAAGGAAAAATACATCCTTCGGGATATCCTTGCTGCGGCTGGCGATGATTTTTCGCCGAATGCCATTTATGCGCTGATCAAACAGTTGAATAAGAAAAAAGCAAAAATCGAACTGACAGAGTTGAAGTCGATATTTGATCGGCTTGGTGTTCACGTTGGACCTTTGGATGAGGCTATCGAGCGGCTTGAAGCTGAGAGAGCCGCGCCTGTGATAAAGATTGATCCAGGCGCACCGGAAGGCGATTGGACAGTGGAAGAGGAAGTTTTGATCCTTGATACCGAACCGATGAAGGTGGAAGTTCAAAGTGAGAAGCGAACGCTTCCAGAGCCAAGTCCGGCACCTTCAGCGCCAACATTTGAAAGTGAGATAGAGAGTCTGTCTGCTGTTCTGAGGACTCTTGCACCATTGACACGGACAATGCGTATGAACGTTCTTGCGGCTGCAGAAAGTTTTTATGGCATCGGTCATTGAAATTTTATAGTCTCAGCCTTGTCAAAGACTTCATAAACTTAACTGGCCGGTTCACGCAAGGGTGTTGGCCAACATCCAGTGTGTCATGCAATAGGGAATGGGACGAAAGTCTGATTCACATATTCTTGAAGAGTGAAGTCTTTGGCACAAAATTCACTACAAAAAAATCCCCCTACAATATGGACCGAGTATGAAAACTGAGATTATGCAGTTTGATGAGTATTACATGCGCGTGTTGCTTAACTGTGCTTTGGGCATGATCAATGATGTGAGTTTCGGTGATATGTTTCTTGCTGTTGAAACGAACAGCGAGTTTATTCAAAGCCAGGAATTTGAAGTCTCTGCTGAGCAGATAGCGGCTGTTGTTTATGTGCTTGTTGAACAGCTTGTTCAGGGTGACAGGTCTGGCATCAAGGAAGTCCTCGATACCTTGCAGCGAATCAGGACCATGGAATTGAAAAAAGAGATTACGGGAGTCAGGTTTTGAGTCAAACCATTTGCTGGCAGTGCGGTGTTAAAAAGCCTGATCCGTCGATGAAGTATTGCAGTCCTGTGTGTGATGAGTTGGCTTCGGGCAAGGATATCTGGCGTCATTACAAAGGCCAGTTCTATCGGGTAATCACTGTTGCAAGGCTTGAGTCTGATCCTAATGTCCAGATGGTTGTTTATTGCAGCTTCAATAGAACCAGCACATGGGTTAGACCACTGAATGAGTTTATGAAAAAGTTCACAGCTGAATATTCGAGAAGAAGCGTATGAGCATGGTTTTGATGTATGTGAGAGTTGGCCAGGGAAATCCAGGTGCCTTGACTGTATTGAGAAAGCTAAGTGAAAACCATAGTGATGATTGGATGCGAAAGCTTTGCAGTGCAATGATAGAGACAGTCAGCAGTGGTTATTGTCTGTGGCTGATCTTCAAGGATGAATGCGACTACGACATCCACAAAACGCATGCGATGCTTGAAAAGTGGATGAATGAGGGGAAGTACGGTCTTAACGAATGGATCAAGACCAATTGCCCAGATTCAGCAAAATATGTCATTGATTGAAGAAATCAATGCAGAACTGGCCGTCATGATTCCTTATCAGGCAAGGCATCGAAAAATACAGCCTGTATCAGCATTCACCAAAAGTGAAGATTGGTATTCGTATCTAATAAATGATTGGATAGTGAATGAATCTGATTCAGAGGTGCTGATGAATCTTTTGATTAAGATCCACTTTGATCCAAAGCTTTTTGTGGGTTTTGTTGTGCATGGTTTTGATTTTTGGGAGCGAAATTTTCGATGAAACTCAATTTCACTGAGTTGAATGGCAAGACCAATGTCAATGCTCCCATCAGGATCAAGGAATTTGATGCGCCTGAGCGTGAAGTTTTTACTGTGTTGACTGATGGTTTTGAACTTTATACCGAAGGTGAATTGACTGGCAGGCATCGCTTTGTTCTCTGCATAGGGACCTGGACCGCCTATGAGGTTCACACTCAGGATGGACAGAAAAATGTGATCGTTGAAAAGGCTTGGTGAAAACAGATGGATATGCTTGAGCAGATAAAAAATATAAGGGAAGCAATCCAGAAGATGAGTGATGATGAGTTATTGGATCTTATTAGTGAAGTCAATCCAGAATCAGCCAAAAGGTTTGCAAAGCTTGAGCGATGGATACTAGGCAACAGTGGGGACCTGAAACAGGTTGAGAAAGAGCATTTGCAGGCTGTGGCTCGTATGGAGCACTCAATTTTTGTTGGATGGGAGGATAAAAAGAAATGAAACCGCAAGTTCGCCTGATTGGCAAGCCTGTTTCTTGTGAATACAAAAAGGAGTAAATGATGTGTTGCAAAAAACCAATGTGCTGGTGCGGTGATCCTCATCCAGAAGATCAGCATAAAAATCTTATTGAGAAACAAAAGAAGAAAAAATGAAGGTTCTTTCCTCACATCTTGCCATGCGCTTCTATCGCAATTGCGGGTGGACAGAGTCCCTGCTTGAGTCATGCCTGATGCCGGACTCAAAGCTTTTATTTCGTGATGATCATGTTGCTGATTTTGATTTGGCCTATTGGGTTCTAAAGGTTCATTCGCATTTTGATCTTGAGAAGCTTAAACCGCACATTACGGAAATTCGGGATTACAAAGGTGCGGTGGTTCCTGAGAATGAATGGGATGCTTTTCTGAAGGAATTCAATTGGTAGGCAGAACTTTGTTGGTTGGGGTTCACAGTGATTAGCTTTTATGGCATAATCAGCTATCATGCAAACAAACAACAAAGGTTCCAAAATGAAAAAGATTTTACTGATTGCGATTTTTTTGACTGGCTCCATTCCAGCCATTGAAGCCAATGCGCTTCCTCGCGGTCCTTTGGCTGCTCTTGGTCAAGGCCAAGGTCAAGGTCCATTGGCTCGGGTTCGTCAGCGTCTTCAGAACATTCGCACACGCATCCAGGAACGCAGGGCTGCACGCGCTGCTGCTGCTCAACAGGCCGCTGCTGCTCAGCAAGCCGCCGCTGCTCAGCAAGCCGCCGCTGCTCAGCAAGCCGCCGCTGCTCAGTAAGGAAAATTGAGAAATTAAGGATATTTGGATATGAAGCTTTTCCAAGTTGAATACCTGAAGGCTCCTGCTTTCAGGTATTTTTTATTGGGTTTTTTTGTTTTTTCCACCAATGCTTCAGCCAAAAGTCTTCAGTTGTCCTGGCGTGAGTCGAGGCTTGATGCAATTTTCAATGCAGATGGAGAGCCTGATTTTCTGTTTGAGGATTATGTTCTTTTCAATTGTCCTGCAGCAGGTGAGGCGGGTGTGCTGGCCCGAACCAGAAACAAGGCTGATTTGTTTTCAGCTTTCTATGGCCTTGATCTAAGTCGCAGGACATCAGTTTTCTTTGGAACAGGTTTTCTTCAAATCAACACAGAGAGTGTGATTGAAGCTGCTGGTGTTGATCCAGCTGAACTGGAAGCTGATCTTAATGCCATTGGCTGCCGGTCAAAAAATTCGCGTGTCACTCGCGGTCTGACAGATGCTATTGTTTCCGTTCGCAATGAGCAAAGACTTGGTTCCTTGAGTCTTGAATTAAGCATGGCTTTGAATGTTCCACTGGATCAAAACCCTTTGATCGTGGGTGAGCCGGGAAGAAGGCTTTCAGTTGATCTGGCTTTGACACCATCATATGGGAAAAAAATCATTGTCAGTTTCCCATTGGAATTCAGGCTAAACTTTCCATCAACGTCATTTGACCGCACGTTGGGCACAAGAGTTCAGGCCAGTCTTTTTGATGTTTTATTTTCGGTTGGGATTTTGAGAATCGAGCAGTTTGGAGCGGAATCAATTTATCAGAACAATGGCAGCTTCAGTTTGAACCATGTGTTTGATGCCTTGATCAGTCTTCCGACTGAGACAGGTGCTTTTTCCTTTGCCTATCAAAAATCCCTGTCAGGCATAAATGCCCTGGTCATTGATTCATTTGAAGTGTCACTGGTTCTTTTCAAGCTGTGATCAACTGAATTCAAGTTCACTTCACCTGTCATTCCATGTAAAATCAGCATACAATGACCTGTCAGCTGCGAGAGGTGTTATCATGTCACTATTCCGCTGGCTATGGCAAATGCTGGATTATGTTCTTTTTCTGATGGAAAAATGTAAACAGAATCATGAATCTGGTTGGTAGCTGAACAAGGTCCAGGAGGGTATTGCATTATGCTTGTGGATATCGTGACTGAAGTATCGCATTCCTATTATCTCTATCTCTGCTCGTTGTTTCTTGGAGAACTTTCCGAATACAAGTTTCGATTTCAAAGCAAGGCAGAGACGGAAACAAGACTGAAGATCGGGAATTTTGGTGACTATGTTGTGTTTTTGATGAATAAGGACAACCTTGAGTTTATCAAGCATCTTTCACGGTCGGTCTACGATATGTATCCCGATCGGGTTTTTGTCTGTTGTCTTGATGATGAATCCTATGATGCCTATGCCTCATGGGAAGGCAAAGGCTGCACATATTGGACGTTGGATCTTGAGCAGACCATGGACCTGATCAGACTCAATCCAAAACAAATTGTCCAGTCGTCCTCACTCGAAGTATCATAGTCGAAATATTCAAAAGGAATTCTGAAATGAAAAAGCTTTTAAAAGAAGTCAAAGGCGATGCAGAACAGCAGGACGAAACCGAAGCCACAGTCAATGTCGGAGATAAAAAGGTTACTATTAAAGTTACAAAGAACCAGGAAGAGTCAAACCAGGGAAAGCGTCAGCTTCTCTGCGAATGATCCTGTTTGTTCATTTTGTAATCGTGCGGTGAAAAGCGTTCCAATCATTCAGGGAAGCAAAGCCAACATTTGCAGCAATTGTGTTAACATTTGCCAGAAGCTTTTGGAGAAAAATACAGCTGCAAAGGAACCCTGAATGAGAATCGTTTTGTGTTTCACAGCCTTTGTGCTTGGCTGGATTTTCAGTTATGCTTTTCAGATACGAACCATCAAGGAACTGAACTCCAAAATACTTTCCCTGAACGGGGAAGTGAAAAGCCCTGACAAGGTTTTTCCGATTATCGTTTCAAATAGAGTCAGAAATCCTGAAGAGATTGAAAAGCTTGTGAAGCAAAAGATTCATGAGTTTTATGAATATGAGGGATGCCATGATTGGAATCAACAGACAAAACATTAGTCGTGCGGTTGGAATCCTTCGTTATGCGGTGAAGAAACCCGTGGTGACAAAGGCCATTCGCATGCACGATGATTTTTTTGTTGAGACTGATCATGGCAGAGTTTCCGGCAAAAAGGGTGATTACCTGCTTCAAAGTGTCACAGGTGACTTGAGCGTAATGTCTTCAGAGGCGTTTGAATCAAACTATGATTTTTTGGAGAATCAAAATGTCGGACCTGAAATCCCTTGTGACTCGACTTGACGAAATCATGGAAGCCCGCAGAAAGATTTATTCACGGTTCTTCGCTCCGTGGAACCTTGAAAAGATCACCGACCTTTCCGGTTTTGACGATGAGATAAAAGGCATCTGGAAGAGTGCCCAGTATCTTGTGACAAAAGCACAGGGCGAAGCTGACAATTACAGCCAAAGACTTGACGCAGCCCTCGAAAATGTGATTGGATTCAAGAACAAGCTTGAAATGACTGAGCGAAGCCTTCAGAAGCTGAACGCTGAATACGAGCAGATGCACCATGCCTATGAACAGCTTTGTCATCAGCTTGAAAGCCAGGATGGACTCAAGATGCAGATTGCAGCGCTGAAGGTGGAGTTGGAGACAGCCAAACATGAGTCAGGAAAGAAACGAAAAAAAGGTCAGGCAAAAAGCTGAAACCAAGGATGGTCGGAAGGTGACAAATCTCGTTAGAAACGAATTCGGATATTTTGGGACAGTGGATAATGTTCGCGTGATGTGGGATATGAACGGAATTTCGGGCAAGGGTGATTCATGGACTTTGCAATTCAAGGACTGATCGACAGAGCGTATTTGCGCATCCAGGCTTTGTATGACTTTTATGAAATGACAGCCTCTGACTTTGATCGCTTCAAGGTCGAGTCCCCAAGACTTTTGGAGACTATTGAAAAAATAGAGGATGTCAATATTTTAAGCTATGAAGAGATGAAGATTGTCTGTCATAAATGGATTGAGAACTATCATTTGCTTTTTAAAAGACGGGCATACTTAAGGGGGAGAACCTGACCAACACTCCCCGATTTTTTTATTCCCTCCTTTCCAAAAGCATCTGATTCAAAAATCCACAAACACCTGAGCGGTTGAAAAACGATGGATAATGTTTCAGGACAGGAAACTGTCAGCGGAACAGGCGGCGATACCCTGTTCAGTTTTGATCCCGTCAATGCAATGTCACGTAAAAGACGAAGCAAGAAACTTGAGTCGATGCAATGCTGGCCACAGGTCAAGCACATGCTCGATAACGGTATATCAGTCCCGGAAATCGTTCACTATATTCAGATAACTCGAAAAGAATATACGAACGTCAAACCTCAAAGCCTCACAACCATCATCTATCAATGGCTTGGCAGTCTCGATAACAGAAAGCGTCTCATTGATTATCGGGTTCCGGTCAAGCATCTTAACCTGATCAAAAGCAATTCCGAGCGTGTTGATCCAATTGACGGGATGAACATGCTGTTTGCCTTGCACATGGATCGTGTGCTTATGGCCTATGAAAAGGAAAAGCAGAAAAAGTCACCAAGCAAAGACAACAACAAGATGATTGAGATTGCCATGGACATGCTGAACAGCCTTGCGCAAATGCAGGGTATTGGCGATCCCAAGATGATGTCACTCAAAAACCCGACAAGTTCCGTGACCGAGCAGCGTGTTGACGGAACTCTGGCTCAGATGGATCGAATCAAAAAACAGTTTGAGGAACGCTGGGGTTCGACCGCAGCCCAGGTTCTTCTTGATCCTGAGAGCCGCAACAAACTCTTCAATGCTGTCAACAAAATCCGCAAGACCGCAGGTCCAACCATGGCTCGGATCATTGAGGAAAACAGCAGAAAGGCAAACGAGGCTTTAACAATAGACCAGCAGACAATTGAGGGGATGTATGATAACGAAGATGGAACCACCACAATTGACGCAAGTTTCGAGTCAGGGAATTGAAACTAAAATTGTGACCATCTTTGGTCATGAACTCACGCTTGAAAAAAGAGTCTGCCTTGGTGGATGCAAAAAGGAGTTCTGGGTTTGCCCGGAAAGTCAGGCTGTCCATGCGAGAAGCGATTGCCTGTTTGTCTGCAATGTTCCCATAGATGATATCCCTGAACACATCATGAAGCGCTATGACAAGGATTATGATCGTGATTCATGGGAGCAGGAGAAAAAGGACTTTTCGCGCAATCTTTTTGCCAAGACCAACAGCAAGACCAAACCGCCAAAGAAGACCGCATTCCTTCCCAAACCAAAACGAAAGCCCAAGGAAATAGATACGGGAAAGATTGAGCGTGAGAAAAGACGCTGGAACATTGCTGTTTACCGGGTAAGACGTATCCTGCAAAGGCGTGAAGCCATGCCACGGTTTAGGGAGTCGGTTGCATGTATAGCCTCTGCTGTTGTGAAAAACAAAAAGAACTTCAGCATCAAATGCTTTTCAAGTCTTGTCGGTCTTGATAGAAAAACGCTTCAGTGCTGGATTCATGTGAAGTCGGATGTTCTTGATCATTTGACTGTTTACGATGGAAACTTTTTGGCTGCAAAGAAAACAAGGGAAATATTGAAGTCACAGCCTGATGGTGGTTTTGATATGAACGAGGTTTTTATTCAGGAGTCCATCAAGTGCATGATGCCACAAAAAAGACAAAGAAAAAAAGAAATGGAAAAATGCTCGAATGGTTCCTCGATAACCAGCAAATCTGGAAGGATCAAAGCCTATCGGATGAAGATAAAGATAAAATCCGTTTCCTGATGCACATGAACGGGATCAACCATAAGGATACGCTGTTTATGTTTGACGACATGAGAAAGGAAGCCTTGATGATTTTAGGTGAAACGCATGATTATAACGGACAAATTTAAATCATATTCCCTATTCACCGATGAGGAACTTCAAAACAGTATCGCTCAGGATATCGACAATATGAGCGAGGCTGAGCGTGCGGTGTTTTTTGAACTGCTTAACAATCCTCAGTTTGAAGGGGATTTGACCGCACTGGAACTTGATCGGGATATGGTATCGGTTGAGCAGTGGATTGAAGATGATTACTACATGGGAGCCTTGGGCAAGAGCATCTATAAGCCATGGAAGGATGATCTTCTTGAACTCTTTGAATCATGTGCCTACGACACGGCTGTCATTCAAGGGGGTATTGGCTGTCAAGCCGAAAAGACGCAGATTATGACAGACAGTGGATTGATTGCGATGGGGGATCTAACCTCATCACACAAATATCTGTCTTACGACAATGGTAAAGCTAGATTTGTGCAAGGCACACACGCTTTTGTAAAAGGCAAAGACATGCTTTACAAGGTAAGGCATGCCTCTGGTGAATTTGAAGCTACAGCACATCATAAGGTTTTATGTGCTGATGGTTATTACAGGCGTGTTGATCAGCTTGCTGATGGTATGCAGATTGTTTCGAGCGATAAATTTCAAGATGATGTTTCATGTGATCTTTCTGTGACGAAAACACTTCGAGGTTTTCTGGATCATTGTTTCTTGGATTCTCATCTATGTGATGAACTACTTCAGTTGGCAAAAGATATCGGTCAAGTTTCTTTTCCATCACAAGTCGATGCTCAGGCATTGTCAGCTTTTTACCGTAAAGTGGATGCTCCTTTGGAACACTCACTTTTACATACTCAGTCCTGGTCTTTCCTCCCGTCCAAAAAGGGTTTTTGGAACCCTTCGGTGGACCGGCTTTTCTTTGATTCAGACCTTGCCTATGCAAAAATTTTTCAACAGAGTTATGGGATCTTCCAACGGATGTTGCAATCTCGGAAAGTGGATGTCCTGCCTCGTATAGCGCAAGCACTTTCTCTTTTTGTTCAGAAGACATTCCCCGAGGATTTGCAACGCCTTTACGTCCCCCTTCTGAACGCCTTGGTAAATCATTTTTCAAAACATAACGAATCACAATATCAGGTGAAGGACGGCCAATCGCTTTCATTATCTCTTCATAGGATTTTTGTCCGTCTGATAGCTCATGGATTTGTGCTTTCTCGTTCTCGGTCAAAGGCTTTTGAAAATAGGGCAGGTCAAGCTTGCGAACCCAGGCTCTCACCGTCTCAGGCGATTTCCCAATTACTGTTGCGATGTCGTCAATCTTTGTTTGGAAAGAGGCCATTTTCTTTATCGTGTCTATCTGCTCTTGGGTTAATTTCAAACTCACTTGATTCTGTCTCCTTTGGTTTTTCCAAAGTAATGTCGATAGAAAAAACAGTTACAGATTGGTATTGGGATTTGCAAGTGCCAATGACCAATAATTATGTGTCAGGTGGTGCGGTGCATCACAATTCAGGTAAGTCAACTTTTTCACACCTTGCCGTTTTGAGGATGCTCTATGAAGCATCTTGTCTCAAAAATCCGGCTGTCAGCTATGGCCTTGCTCCCAACTCCATCATTGGTTTTTGTTCACTGGCAAAATCCAAGGAAACCGCACGGCGGGTTGTGTTTGAGCAGATTGCTGCGAAGATTCAGGAGTCGCCTTATTTCAAATATGAGTTTGCGCCTGTCAAGGATGTGAAGGATGAAATCATATTCCCAAAGGGACTTGCAATCATTTGCGGTTCATCAACGGACACATCCATCATCGGTATGAACATCTTCGGTGGAATCATCGACGAAGTGAACTTCTGGGGAAAGGTGAAAAAGACCAACCTCAATTTTGGAAAGCACTGGGGAACGGAAAGCAAGTCAGGTAGGCTCTTTGATAGCGTTCGCCGAAGGATGAAGTCGCGCTATATCAAAAAGGGAAAACTCCCTGGCATCCTGATGCTTATCTCATCGAAGACAACCAAGGACAGTTTTACTGAGCAGTTCATCAGAAAAGAAAAGGCTCTCGGCAATAACTCCACCTTTGTCCGTGACCGCTCAATTCTTGACATGAAGCGTGACAGCTTTGGCAGTAACACCTTCAAGGTCCTGATCGGAACCGTGGACTATCCCTCGCGTATCCTCATAGAAGGTGAGGATATTTCAAATCTGACTGATGCCATGGTCATTGAGATTCCCGATGATTTCCGTGTGGACTTTGAAAACAACCTGGAAGAGTCGCTGCGTGATATTGCGGGTGTTTCAACCATTGCCATATCCAACTTCATTTCCAAACTTGAAAAAATCAACGAGATGGTTGACGACAGGTCCCATCCTTTCCAGTGTCCGCTTCTGCCTGATCCAACCATTTGGGATAGCCGCAAGCCATACAAAATCAACTGGCATGCGCTCTGCACTCAAAAGGACAACGGTGAATGGGTTCCGAAACTCAATCCCGATGCACCACGTCATGTCCACTTCGATCCGGCTTATACGGGTGACGCCTTTGGTCTTTGCATTGCGCACATCGGGGGAATGCAGGCCGTTCAGAAGGAAGGTGAGATAATCGAGTATCAGCCTATCTTCATCGTCGATTTCATTCTGGCCATACAGGGAAGCAAGGAAGAGGAAGTCATTAACCGCAATGTGCGGGAACTCTGTTATGAGTTTTCCAATCATGGATTTCATTTGGCTGAGTTCTCAATGGATACTTATCAGTCAAGGGAAATGGCTCAAAGCCTTGAGATGCAGGGCTACAAGGCAGGCATCTACTCGGTCGATACGGGGATTTCAAGCAAGGGTGAGAACGTTGTCAATACAGCGGTCGGCAAGGTTCCAAAAGCGAAACAGGCTTATTGGTATTTGCGCTCTGCCATATATGAAAATCGTGTCAAATGTTATGATTATCCAAGACTCCTGATGGAACTGAGGAAACTGGAAGACACGCCTGAGAAGGTGGATCATCCCGAGGGAGAAAGCAAGGACTTGGCTGATTCACTGTGCGGTGTGGTCTGGACTCTTTTCAGATCGAAAAACCATGCGGAACTGCCTTTGCCTTCAAAGGGTGTGACAGTGAATCCCGGCTCCGAGGTGGAAACTCTTGCGGACTATGCGGAAAGTCTGAAGCAGGATATGTCAGTTGAAGCGGGTTCAAGTCAGGTGATCGAAATCAGGCAGACAAAGGTTTATGAGAAAAAGAAGCATCAGACCGTGTCACCGAAGTATCAAAAGGTTTCGACCAATGGCACAGTCAAGGACCTGACCATAAACACCGAGGACTATCTGGTTCGCGGCTAAAGTGAACTTGAGTTCACTCGAATGGAGAAAAATTGAAATGGGTTCCATAGTCGGAAATTCACTTGATCTAATTCGCACGGTTTTCAATCGAAACAATGTGCTCCCTTTGCCTTCCACCTATTGGGATGCAGCCGCTCGTGGCAGCTTTTTTATGCAGGGTTATGGACTCGGACCTGTGACCGGGGGAAACAGTCAGCTTGCGGATAGCGTGCGCCTTGAAGAAGACCTGATGACACGCTATGCGGACTACGATGAAATGGACCAGTTTCCTGAGTTGGGAGCCGCCATTGATCTTTTCGCTGATGATGCCACGGTCCAGGATGTCCTGACTGGAAAGTCGATGTGGTTTGAATCGGATGATGAAACGGTTGGTCACATCCTGAATGATATGCTCGATGTCAATCTCAAGGTTGAAAATGAACTTTGGGAAATCGCGCGTTCACTCTGCAAGTATGGCAATGAGTTCATCGAACCAATCGTTCTGGATCAGGTCGGAGTCGTGAAGCTGAATCACGTTCCTCCCCCATGGATGCGCCGTATCGAGGATATCAACGGAATCCTTTATGGCTACATGCAAGATCCAGCCATGCAGTTTTCCATTGATACGCGCACCTTCCTTGAACGAGTCAAGAACAAGGGAGCGACCGTCATGGAACTCCCGGTGAACATGGGACAGGGCTGGCTTCAGGTTTATGAGCCTTGGGAAATTGTTCACATGCGGCTGCGTTCAAGGGCACGCCGGGACCTTTATGGATATAGCGTTGTGGAAGCTGCACGCTATGCCTGGAAGCGTCTTTCGATGATGGAAGACGCGATGCTCATGTACAAGGTCACTCGCTCACCACAGCGATACGCCTTCTATGTTGATGTTGGTGATGTTCCTCCCAATCAGGCGCGTGGTTTACTCAATCGCATCAAAAACGATTTCAAAAAATCAAAGTTCATTGATCCGACAACGGGCAAGCCTTCCTTCCGTTATTCACCGCTTTCAGCAGAGGATGATTTTTTCATCCCTGTTCGCAAGGAAAGGAAAGGCACTGAAATAGAAGTTCTTGCCGGTCCTGAAGGGCAATCGGTTGAGGATGTCGAATATTTCCTGAACAAGATCTTTGCTGCTCTCAAGATTCCAAAATCCTATCTCGGTGCTGATGAGACGGTTGGTCGCGCCAACCTCAGTCAGCTTGATGTTCGCATGTGTCGCTCCGTTATGCGCATACAGCGTGAAATCAAAAACGGCTTCAGGCAGATAGGCCGTGTGGATCTTGCAGCGAAGAACATAGATCCAGACCGCACGTCATTTGAATGTCACATGGTTATTCCATCGGGTGTTTTTGAATTGGCTCAAATAGAAGTCGAGAAGGCCAAGCTGGATTTGGCGTCAGCCTATCGTGATGCCAGTTTCAGTCAATATTGGATTTATTCAAAAGTTTTGGGTTTATCCGATGAAGAAATATTACAGATTCAAAAGCAACGGGCAAAGGAAGGTGAAGGTGACTTCACAGCCGAGGATGTTGGTCTTATCCACGATCGACTGCCCAGGATGGTCGAGCGTTTATCGACTGATTACGATAAGCGGGCTGACAGACATCAGAAGAAAATATTGGATGAAATCGAGTCGGGTAATACCGCTCTTGGCCGACGACTCAGAGAACTCAAGCATCTCACTCAGGAAATTAAATCAGGCATTGCTAGACAGACAAGAGTCAATGGACGAAGAAAATGATGAAAATATTTAGTTCGAGTGACATCATTCTTGATATTAGATTGATTGATTCTCTTATTGAATCAGATGATGATTCCTATCAAAAGCACAAAATCCTTGATGTCTGGCGTGCAATATCCATTGATAAGCCAGATGTTGCTTTGAAACTAAAAGCACTCGGAACATTTTGGGCTGACGAAAAAGATAAGGCCACAGTTTATTGGGGACAGAAAAAACCTTATTATGCAGTCTTTCATGCCCAAGTTAATCAAGATCAGATTGACCATGAAAAAACGATGTATATGCGATCAAATCCAAGATTTGCCGGGGAAGATGAAATAAGGCTCAGGGATTTTGAAAAAATATTTGTCAAGGAAGTTGAGATTTTTAAAATACTTTCCCGCTCAGAATACATGGATGCCATAAGCAACGGAACTGCTGGAAAACCAATAAAGGTTATCAAGATGAATGCATTCCGTTCATCAGGAAAGTCATTAAACGAATAGCAGTGTGGTAAAAACAAATGAAGCTTGGTGGAAGCATCTTTACGCATAATACCGACCGTTTTGATTACTGCTTTGAAGAGTCGATTGAATCTCTTTTGGCTCTCTGTGATGAGGTTGTTGTCCTGGACGCCGAGAGCACCGACAGCACTGTTCCCAAACTAAGGGAGATGTGTGACAAAAATCCCAAGCTGAAACTTGTTGAAGGTGCTGCATGGAATGTCGGGACCAACTATGATCGGCTTGCCATTCTTGCCAACTCAGCCAAAAACCATTTGACGACTCCCTGGCACTTCATGCTTCAGGCTGATGAAGTGCTTCATGAGCGCTGCATTCCGATTATCAGGGATATCGTCAACAATGATGGATACGGCTATGAGAGTTTCGCAGTTCGCCGTTGGAACTTCTTTGCAGACTTCAATCATTATGTCTCGCTTCACTCAAACAAAAAGCCCTGCAATGATGCACCGATCAGACTTGCAAGGACGCATCATCCAGCCATTGGTGATGCTGAAAGCATTCACGCTTTCAAATGCAATTACAGCTATGTTCCCCATATCGAGATTTTTCATTATGGCCTTGTGAGAAAATCGCAGGCTTTGATTGAAAAGAGCATCGACATGCAAAGCTGGTTTCATGGTCAAGGCAGT